GCCGACGTGGTGCTGGCCGCTGTGACCAAGAACGGCGACGCGCTCCAGTATGTGAAGGATCAGACCGCCGACGTGGTGCTGGCCACTGTGACCGAGAACGGCTACGCGCTCCGGTATGTGAAGGATCAGACCGCCGACGTGGTGCTGGCCGCTGTGACCGAGAACGGCTACGCGCTCCAGTATGTGAAGGATCAGACCGCCGACGTGGTGCTGGCCGCTGTGACCGAGAACGGCTACGCGCTCCAGTATGTCAATCTGGATGTTTTCGAGGACTAAAACGAGAAAAGCCGCTGCGCGAACAGCGGCTCAACCTGCAACACAAACAACCAGGAGGAATACTAGCATGAAAGACAAGATCAAAGCAATACGCCACGGAGACCTGACATTGGTCCAAATTGATCGGCTCCCTGAGGGCCTAACCGCATCAACAACCAAAACGCTGATGCAGGGCGTTAACAAGAACAACCACGATGTCCAGGGAGGCACGGTCTATCTCAAAGACGTCGATCAGTTCGTCTTCGTCTTCGGCTACCTCGTCGCCGGTGACAACTGCACGCTGCTCCACCCGGATCACGGCGCGGGAGACGGGGCAATCAAAACCGCATCCCTCCCCGCTGGCACCTACGAGTTGCGCCGGCAGTTCGAAGAAACCCACGAATCCTTTAAGCAGGTTATCGATTAACCATCCCAACAAAAGGAGCTTTAACAATGCAGAAATATATCAAAGAACTGACAGAAGAGCAGCGGGCCGCAATGCCGGGTTTTGCTCAGGAGTGGATCAAAAAGGGACTCCAGACCGGAGAGACCGACTGGAAGACCTTCGACGAGTTCATGCCGATCTGCTACGAAAAAGCCGGCATCCAGTACCCGCCCCGCGTAGTGCGCGTTTCCTCCCCGCTCGTGGGTGCCCTAGCTAGTGCAGTAGCTGAAGGCATCTGGCAGAAACGCCGCGCAAGCGGCGATGCGGTTGACGGTGCGGTTGACGGTGCGGTTGACGATGCGGTTGACGGTGCGGTTGGCGATGCGGTTCGCGATGCGGTTGACGATGCGGTTCGCGATGCGGTTCGCGATGCGGTTGGCGATGCGGTTGACGGTGCGGTTCGCGATGCGGTTGGCGATGCGGTTCGCGATGCGGTTGACGATGCGGTTCGCGATGCGGTTCGCGATGCAATCAGTATTGCCAAGAAAGCTGGTGTTTCCTTTTCCTGGCACTACTGGCTTGGCGGCCAATTTTGGGTAGGGGGTTGGTGGTGGGGCGCTGTCGCCTCGGTGTCGTTCTTTATGGACGTCTGCAAGCTGCAGCTCGCCAAAGACATAGTTGAACGGGCCACTGCCTACCGCAAGGTTTGCGAATCGGTCAACTACATCTGGCCCAACCGCGATTTTGTGATGGTTTGCGCACGGCCTACCAGGATCGAGAAAAACGACCGGGGCCAGCTGCACTCATTGTCCGGCATGGCGATCAGGTACCCTGACGGATGGGGGCTGCACTACATCCACGGCGTCAAATTTGATGACGCGGGGCTCTGGCAGGCGGTCGCCTCTGGGGCAATCTCTGCCGCTGAGGTATTTGCCATCCCCGACATGGAACAGCGTCGCGTCGCTTATGAGGTGATGGACAAGGCGAAAATGGCGGAGTTAGACGGCCTGGAGGTGCTCGACAGTGTAGATGATGACGGTCAGGGCTATCCGATGCGGGTGGTCAGTTTCAACATGCCAGGGTTCAGCACTCCGCTCATGTACCTCAATTGTTTCTGCCCTTCCGGTGGCCGCGAATACTACCTGGAAACCAGGAAGAAGGATTGCCGGGAAGCCAAGGCTGCGAGCTTCGGTTTGCCTGAGGATGTGGAGTGGATTGCCGAGTACTAAACAAAAAAGCCCCCTTCGCGAGAGGGGGCCACTTTCAAATGCACAACAAGGAGCCTTAATTATGGAGACAGAAGTGGAGATTGTCAAGAATTTGCCAGCAGTGGCAGAGCACAGCCTGCGCGACGCTGCGATGATGGAGCTGGACAAGTTGGGCGTTGGAAAGGCCCTCCTCACGGAACAGTACAGCGGCATGGTCCGTGATGCTTCTAACGCTCTCGGAATGGCACAACTGAAAGCCGCTCGTGTGGTTCTGCGTGAAGTCAGGTACAAGATCGATCCGATCATAACTGAGACGTGCCGGAAAATCGACAGTCTCAAGGTTGACGTAAAAGTCGGTGGCGAAGAGATAAGGGCGTGGATACTCGACCTTGAGAATCCCATCCACCTACAGATCAAGGGTGAAGAGGACGCTAAGGCCGAAAAGAAGCGGCTGGAGCAGGAACGCAAAGACAACATCAACATCGCCATCAACCGCATGAAAGAAGTCCCCCTCAAGTACATCGGCCTCAACGTCCCCGATCTGCTGGCACTCATTGAACAGTTCGAAGCGCGGCCGATAGGCGAGAATTACGCCGAGTTCCAGGCCGAGGCGCAACTGGTCAAAGTCGATGTTCTGAAAACTCTCAACGAGACGCTGATCACCAAGCAGCTCCAGGAAGCCGACGAACTGCGCATCAAGAATGAGCAGGAAGCCGAGAACTTGAGGCTGATGGGGGTCGCAGAAGAGCAGGAGCGCATAACTGCCGACAACTTACGTATCGCCACCATTAAGGGCATGATTGCCGCTATCAAGGCGTGGCCGGTCGAGTGCCTCAATCTTTCATCGGTCTACACCGAGGCCGAGATCTCCGCTTCAGGGATGGACATCCCGTGCAGCGCCGATGATTTCGCGGAGTTCACATCCGAAGCGGAAGCCGAACGGGTCATCGCCCTCAGCACCATGACAAACATGGCTGAGACTGCCGCTGCTACAGAAGCGGGAGCCGTCGAACTTCAGCGCGAGAAAGACACCCTGGCCGCTGCCGAAAAGGAGCGAACCCGCGTCGCCGGCATCAAGGAAATGATCCAGGCAATGAAGGCGCTCCCGCTCGAATGCCTCGATATTAACTCTACGCAGATCCGTCTCCTTATCTCCAAACACACGATGGACCTTACCCTGGCCGGCACAACGCGCTTCGGCGAATTCGTAGCAGAGGCCGAAGAGGTACGCATCATTGCTCTGGGTAAGATGAACAAGATGCTCGACGCGACAGAGTTGGCCGAGAACGCCGAGAATCTGAAGCTCAAAGAGCAGCACGACGCAGATATTGAACGGGACAAGCTGGCCGAAGTGAAGCGCTTGGCTGACAAGGCCGTCACGGACAAGGAGGAAAAGGATCGCGCCGATGCTTTGGTTCTGGAGAATCAGAAGCGCCTCGACGCGCTGACAGAGACGCACCTTTCCACCCTCCAGGCAATTCTCGCCATGGCCGAAGACAAGAGCGTCAAACCGGCTGCGGCGCTCACTGGCATTATCCATTTGGCTAAGCTGGGAATCGAAAAGGGGGCAGTGTGAAAGTCATAGCCAGTGCAAGTAATGAAGATTTCATTGTCGAGGTCTCCAGGGATGAACTCAACAGACTGGTAACGGGCTCCAACTACAACAAAATCAAGGTACACGCAATATTCGGCCGGCTCGCCAAGCTGCAGGGTAGCAAAGAGGGGCTTTCCATCATGGCTGACAACCTCCGCGCCATGGCAACCTTGCTCGAATCCACTGAGCCGATCATCCGCGAGCTAGTTGATGGACCGGCAGAGCTGGAGGCGCTATGAAATGGGAATGCGAGGTCTGCAACAAGTCGAACACCTACCCTCCGTGCAAATACGATGACGGAATGAAGGCGACGTGCGTTCCCGTATGTTGCCCGCAGGATACCACCTGCACGCCGGTTTGGAAGGAGGTCAAGTCGTGAGCTTCGACCTTGACGATTTCCTGGGGGGCGGTCCGGCGATCCCGGCCGCTCCTGCAAAACCGGCAGCGCTGCGGCTGGTTCCGGCTCCCGTCCAGACTGCCCTGGTGGAATGCCCGCCACCGGGGATTTACTACAACATCCCGGCTCATGTCTATCACAGCTGGCCTGCGATCAGCTCAACGCTTTTGAAGAATTACGCCAAACTTCCCGCGACGGCACGAGAACCATTTGAACCGAAAGACGATGCAGGGGTAGGCAGCGGGATTCACGCTTACACGCTTCAAGGGCAAGCAGGACTTGACGAGGAGTGTTTCATCCTCCCCATTGAGTGCGAAGGAACCAGCGCAAAGGCTAAGGCGCTGCGTGCTGAATTCGAGCAGGCCTACCCCTCTAAGGCCCTCTTGCCGTATCGCTACGGGAAGGGACCGGCCGAAGGAAAGCCGTTCGTTATGGATGTACTGCGCGGGGTTGATAAGTCATTTCGGGAGCACATGAAGACAAAGGAGATCCTGGCGAATGCCAAGTTTGAGGTTTCCCTGGTCTGGATCGATGAGCGCAGTGGGTGTGTCTGTAAGGCACGGATTGATGTGCTCGAAGACGTCACTTTCCGGGATGTAAAGAAAACGCTCAGCTTTGACAAGTTTGCCTTCCAAATCCGAACGCTCTTCTATGGTGTCCAGCTCGGCCACTACAGAAAGGGCCTCATTGCCAACGGGTTCAACATTGTCGGGGCTGGCTTCATGCCTTGCGAGGCTTGCTGGCCTTACCGGGTTGGGTGTGGGTACCGCGATCCTGACAAGCTGATAGAGGATACGGTGGAATCTGAGCGCCTTGTGGGACTCGTGAAACAATCACAGCTTAGCGGATGGTGGCCTAATTATCAGATTCCCCCGCACATTTGGGACCTGGATCAGATCAGACCTAACGACCTCGAAGATATTTATTAAGGGAGCACGGCAATGACAGACAAAACAGAGACAGTAGAAACGACAGCCCTGGCAGTTATTAGCCGGGCCGAAATAGACACCCAGATAGCAACAGCCAGAGCCTTCCCCCGGTCCATGAAGGCTTTCCGCGAAGAGATGCAGGCCATGGTGACCACCAGTGAGGAAATCGCCACAGAATGTATCTTCGCACTCCCCCGCGGCAAAGACGACAACGGTAAAGCGAAGTTCATCGAAGGGCCGAGCGCCCGTTTTGGTGAAGTCCTGGCCTACAACTTCGGCAATAACAGGACGGGTGCTCGATTTCTTTCCGAGGACCGGGAGTATGTCATTTGCGAAGGTTTCTATCACGACCTTGAAAAGAACATCGCTACTCGCACTGAGATCCGCCGGTCGATCATGACCAAAAACAAGCAGCGGTTCAATGCGGACATGATCACCGTCACAGCCAACGCAGCATGTGCGATTGCCAAACGTAATGCAACGCTGCAAGGCATTCCTAAGGCTCTCTGGTCAGCGTATTACGACCTCGCTAAGAAGACGGCAGTCGGAGACGAGAAGAGCCTGGCAGCAAAACGTACATGGCTGATGAAATACTTCATGGCCCTGCAAATTTCCACAGAACGGATCTTTGAATTCCTCAACGTCAAGGCTGAGGCGGATATCACCCTGGACGACATTGCCGTACTCAAGGGCATCGCCAACGCGATCAAGGAGGGGGCACTCAATCCGGACAATGCTTTCACCGTAGAGGAGCCGACGACCGGACCAGGAGGCAGGAAAGGCGCCGCGCTCGACAAGATCAGGGAGGCCGCGGAAAAGGCGCGGAAGGGTGCAGGAGAGAAGATTATCGAGGGAGAGATAGAGACGCCGACCGTCTGCCCCACTTGCACAGGCCCCCTCGTAGATGGCAAATGCCACGGTGAGAGTTGCCCAGATGGTGTCGCACCGTGACAGCTCCAATCTGCCCCTACTGCAACAAGAAATCGAAGCTCGTCAAGGGACGGGAGGTCTACCCGCGCAGTCCGTCCCTTGGCGATAAAGACATCTACCAGTGCAAGCCGTGCGATGCCCTGGTTGGCTGTCACCCTGGGACCATCACCCCACTCGGCAGGCTGGCTAACGCACAGCTGCGCAAGGCCAAGATGGCCGCTCACGTTGCTTTTGATCTAAGGTGGGTATCTGCAGCAACAGGTAGAGGATCGAAACGACGCATAGCTTACCAATGGCTCGCCGATCAACTCAACATCGACAAGGAAGAATGCCACATTGGGTATTTCGATCTGGAGATGTGCAAGCGTGTCGTGGAGGTGTGCCGTGCTCAACGATAACCCGAGAGTCGAAAAGATGGTGGAGAAGCTCTTTGACCTCATGGCCTGTGACGAAATCACCAACGAGTGGGAGGGTGAATTCATCAACGACATGGACGACCAGATGAAAGCGGGGAAACCGTTCTCACCGGGCCAAGTCTACAAGATTGAACAACTTTTCGAGAGGTATTGACATGATCCGCGCGTCCTTCACAAATAACCGGTTGGCGCTCCACGTCCCCGGCCGGCGCAACGAAATGGGGACGGCTCACCTTTTGACCGTCGAGCAAATGACGGAGCTCCACGACAGTATCGAACGAGCCATGCGCGACCGGGAGCGGTTTCTAGAGGGTGATTGGGCTGGGCCTGATGGGCGGCTTGACTGATGAAATTCAAGAACGAGGCAGAATACAACGCGTTTGTGGCATCAAAGGGATTGGTCCAGCTGTACGGACTCGTCCCTGTAAAAAAACCGAGCCGAGAACGGAACCAAAAGATTGAGGTAGGTAAAGAGAAATTCGACAGCAAGTGGGAATACACCCGGTACTGCCAGCTCAAAATGATGGAGCGAGGAGGTCTGATTTCCGGCCTCAAGCGCCAAGTTGAATTCATCCTGGCTCCTGCGGTCGTCATCGGTGGCCGGAAACGGCCTCCTCTCCGGTACTTTCTGGATTTCCAATACCAGAGTCAAGGGGTAACGGCCTACGAGGACGCAAAGGGCAAGGAAGGCGTTACCGACACCTACAGAATCAAGCGGCATTTGATGGTTTCTGTCCATGGAATACAAATTACGGAGGTGAGGCAATAATGTTGCTTCAATACGATAACGAGAAAGAGAACCTTGAGATCCTGGCTGAAGAGTGCGCCGAGGTTCAGCAGATAAAGTCTAAGATCGCCCGTTTTGGGCTAGATGATGTGAACGTACTGCATCCTGAAGGGCCTACGAACCGGGAAAGACTGGAGCAGGAGCTCGGACATATCATGGCTATGGTCAGCATCCTCGTCGCTCAAGGCACAATTTCCCGAGACGGGATCGTTGCTGGAGAGCAGCACAAGTTAGAAAAACTCTACCGCTGGTACGGAGGACGCAAAGGATGACGAATGGAACTGAAACACAAGAACACCCTGGATCTCGCGTTGTCGCTTGCGGCTCAACCCGCTGCAAATTCAATTGGGATTCGGGCTGCACGTCGCCGTCAGTGAAGATCGGAAAGGGCGGAGAATGCAAAACGGAAGAGTGGGGCAGCAGGGCTGTAAAAGCATAATCCAGGTGAAATGGCTTATCTGATTTTTTGGAGTGAGTGAACTATGAGCCCTCAATGCGAAGATGGATTCACGCGGATAGCAAACGAGTTAATAGAGGCTCTTGCACTGATAAGGATACCTGGCGAATCAATGCAGATTTTCTTAGTGATCCTTCGCAAGACCTATGGCTTCGGGAAGAAGGAAGATCGGATCTCACTTGCACAGTTCACGGAGACAACAGGCATTCCGAAACCGAGGATAGTCAGAGCATTAGCAAAACTCCTTGATATGAAAATTATCGTTAAAAGCGGTAGTGGGCATTACCCAAATTATGGAGTCAACAAGTACCACGGTACTTGGGAAAAATTGCCAAAGAAGGCAATAAATATTGCCATAGAAGGCAACGCAATGGAACCTTTAGACAACACAGACGAAACAGTAACTTACGCAGAAATATTGCCTTGTATGGCAATAAAAGAAAAATTGCCAAAGAAGGCAATAAATATTGCCATAGAAGGCAACGCCGTTGCCATACAAGGCAATTTAAATTGCCTTGTATGGCACCCACAAAAGAAAAAAGAAACTATTACAAAAGAAAAAAGAAACATAGGTGAAGGTCTCCTTCCGATCTGTTTGGCGTGGAGAGCTTTCCAGGAGATGAGGCGTCAGAAGAAAAAACCCTTGAGCGGATACGCTGAGGTGCTGATCGTAAAAAAGCTCATGGCCTTCCATGCCAACGGTCATGATCCAGTGGATGTGCTGAACGCCTCCATTGAAAATTCCTGGCAGGGCGTATTTGAGCCGAAGCAGTTGGCTGCCGGCAAACAGACGGCCGCCGCCGTCCGCGAATCCAATCACAACGCGTGCAGGGAGTTTGCAAATGAATGATTCCGAGAAAAAACGTTTCTTGCTGGCCATGAACTGGCTGGCAGAGAAGTACCCGGTGGGTAAAGCCGGGGAGCAGGTCCCGCGGTCCCTTACGAAGCCCTGGCTGGCTGATTACTTCAACGCCTTCAGATCGTTACCGATCCAGCAGTTTGAGCAAGGGGTAAAGCACCATTACGCGACCGACGCCTTTTTCCCTGACAGACCGGCCTCTTTGCGAAAGTCCTGCGACGCAGTACCGAGGCCGAGAGACGGCTGGCTTCCAGTTCCCGAGCGGGTTCTTCTTCCCGAAATGACGCAGGAACAGGCGCTGGAAAACCGGAAGAGAGCAGCGGAGCTCCTTAACGGTCTATCAGGTTCAAAGTTTTACGTAGACGGCGATGGCAACATGCAGGCAGGAGGTCGCCGTGGCAAAGAAGAACCAGATCCTGGCGTAGGAGAATATTGGCTGGAGATCCGTTAACAGGGTCTCCAGCCGATTTCCGAGGTTTCAACATGGCCGTTTCCTCAAAAGACAGCTCGTTGCTCGAAAAGATCATGCCGGATCCTCGCCATAAATGGCTCATCACCGTGGATCACCGGGCAACGATGGGCGCAAAGAGTATGACGGGGAACCTGGCGGGGTGCTCAGGGCCTTACGGCATGTGCGGGCTGCCTGTCCCCTTACCTGACACCTTTAGGCTGCTTGACGGGGAAGGACGGACGCTTTACGAGGGGAAGACGAACGCCGGAACCTTAGCCGCAAGCAAGAACGGGATTCACAACGGCCTGGAGCCGCTAAAAGAGATCGGCCGGGGCGCCGTCTACATCGAGTACCTGATAAACGACAGATGGCTGCGGCCAAAAGGGAGCATGTTACGGTGATCCGGATCAATCTTGTGCAACCGAACTTCAAGCAAAAACCTTGGCGCTCGCCGCGTTATATGCGCTGGATCAGCGAGCAGGAATGCTGCATATCAGAGATGCCAGGGCCGAGCGATCCGCATCACAGCAACATTCCAGGGCATGCAACCATGGGCGGCAAGTGCTCAGATGCTCGCTGCCTGCCCCCTGTGCATTGGCTGCACCTGGAAGTGGGAACAGGAGAGGTAGCTTTCTGGGAAAAGTGGGGCAAAAAACCCGAGGATCTGATTCAGCAATTCAACGCTGAATGGGTGAGACTGGGGAATAAAATTGGGTAAGGAGGGGAGCGATGGACGAACGAGACTTTGACGATATGGAAACAGAGGACACTAGGGTGTTTGACGGACGCGGACGCGTGACGTGCGGGAGGTGCGGCGGAACCGGTCTGTTCAACCGCAAAGATTGCCCGGTGTGCGAAGGTAACGGATACGAATAAACCTCTCGTCGAGAGAGCAGCTGCCCCCTCGACGCCGATCGGTACCGGCGAGCGTGAGCCCCACTTGAAAGGTTAATAAAATGGCAGACATAAGAAAGCCGGATTTAATTATGTTGCTCCGTTTTTCAGGCAAGAGAAAAGCTTTGAAACTGGAGCTATTCCGTGCTCAGCAATGGGGGCACGGAGGTACCAGGAAAGTGTATCGGCTTAGGATGAACGGCAAATGGTTCCAGGGCAAAAAAGATCAAGAGAGGGATTACAAAGACTTCTACACCTTCTACGAATTCAGAGATTTGTTGTGGAGGAGTCTTAAAATAAAAATGTAGGGAGGGGGAATGATATACCAGCGAAAGGTGCCGCACCCTTGGCACTTTGGGGTGATGCTGATCGAACACGTCTGCACATGCTGCGGTCATATCCACCAGGGCCGCCCCAAAAACGGCAAGTGCTCTAGTTGCAAGAGGTAACCCGCGCTGTGACGATTGGCAGGGTGGTACCCATTTCTAAATCAACAATTACGCGGAGTTACAAGGGGGGATTTTAGGATGGATTTGGCTGAAATGAAAAAGTGGCGAGACGGGTTTCCGTTGTCATTGGTGGTCGATAGAAGATTTTGCCAGCTCATTGCCGAGGTGGAGCGGCTGACCGATCAGAATCTGCGAATACTCCGCAAAGAATTCACCCAGATTTGCAGCTATTGCGGCTTTGAATTCCCGGCAGAGGGTGCATACAGTTGGGAGGATCTGCAAGCGCACATCCATGTTTGCCCGCAACACCCTGTTGGCAAATTGACGGCAGAGCGGGATAAATTGAAGGCACAGGTAGGGTTTGATTGTAGCACTCACCAATGTGACAAACTCTTTGCCCTGGCAGAGCCGTACCTTCAAGAATCTATCGCTTTAGCGAAAGAGCGGGACGGGCTGAGGGAGGCGGTCACAGCCTACGAGAAAGAAGCTAATGATACCTTAACCTTCTACCGGGAGAAAGGACGCGTTACCGTAGCGAACGATGGCAATCCTGTTCAGCGCCTTGGAGCTTCTGCAGAGATAGCGATTATCAAGGCCGAAGCCCAAGGCTTCGCGGCGGGGATGGAGAGGGCTGTGGAGATAGCGTCTGGGGTTATCTGCGATGACGAGCCGCGCAACCGAGAGTGGAACGATGCCTGCGACCAGATAATTAACGAAATCCGTGCCGCTATCCCGGCAACTCCCACTTCCGACGCGCTCAAGGGAGACAAGCAAACATGAAGAGATTGCAGAACATCGTGAACTGGCTGAACGACCACAAGCCTAGCATCGGCTTCTATATCGGGAATAATCCCTGGGACTCATCGAAGAAGGACTCAGAAATAGTTAGGCTGACTCATATTTGCCTCGAAAGACATAAGGCGCTTAACTCCTATGAGGCAGAGATAGGCGGCCTGAAGTGGTTGGTAGAGCTGGAACAGCGTAGGGTAAGAAATCGCGGAAAGCGATACCGCGAGGCGATGGCGGAAGTTAAAAGTTTGCGCGAGAAGTTGCAGATAGCGAAATATTTAGCAGACTTGGGAGGAGGAGGTTGACACCTGCGAGGGATGCGAAGGGGATTGCGGCATTTGCGGGCATAGACATGAGCCGAATAGTCGGTACCAGCGACTGTCACCATAAAGTGAAGGGGGAGGGCCGCGAAGCCTTCCCCCTTTCCTCACTTAACTCGCGTGTTCCACTTTTTCAGCTCTCGCAAAAAGTTCCTTTTCTTCCCCCATAAACCTCCGACTCCTTGAGAGCCACAATCAGGAGTGCAGCGGTTCTGAACCCTGAGGAAGCCAGGTTTCTCCTCAACGTAAATAGGAACTCCTCCGCAAAAAGGGCAGGGCCGGATTTCAGGCAAATCGTTCATAGTTCCTCCGGCTTAGGATAACAGCTCCAGATGATGTGATGCGGGTCCCCGCGCTTCTTTGGCGTCGTGTGCGCCAGCTTCTCGACCGTTCCGAACCCTCTCCCCGCAAATTCCTTGTTGCAGTTGATGATGATGGTAGCCCCTGCCTCTTGTGCTGCTCTCGCTCTGGTTGCCGTGGTATGCCGCACGACGACGCTCCTTGCCGTCCCGTTACCGTCGGCTCCCTGGATCGTTACGTTCTTTCGATCACTCCTCATGCTTCACCAGCCCAAGTTCCCGGGAGAGTTCCATGAACGCTTCCCGGTACCGGTCGATCTCCTCTGAGGTAACCTTTCCGCATACCAGCGGGTAAACGGTATCGATCGCGACCAGCCAGGGACCCGGCACGAAAAGCCGTGAATTAGGATGGGTATCGCAAACCTTGCAGTCTCCGACATTGACAGTCATGAAATTGCCGTAGTCGTCAACGTAGATCTCGATATCGGGCGTTGAGTAGCGGTATTTGGGGCCGTAGTTGTGCCGCACCTGTTCACCGAGGACTCGCGCGACCTTGGCGATCAGCGAGAGGATACCGCGATCGGAAGCGTTCTTGTAGGTCTCTTTCTTCAACTCTTGGAGCTCCTCGATGCTTTTGGTTGTGACGAGTCTTACGAGTCTTGAGGACTCAACCTCGATATGACGGCGGCGCAGGATGATTGCCAGGGCGTCCGCATCGTTGGCGGCGTCCACCGGGTCCCGCTGAATAGCCGTTTCCAGGGAGTGTTTCAGCCAGTGGCTTGCGGTAGGATCGGTGAGGATGCGGTGAATCTTGATAGCTGTTGATTCGCTCACAGTGTTATCTCCTTTGATTTCGATGGGGTGGGGACCAAGCAGCGGTCGATTGATATCCACGCTCTGCCGGACCCGCTCACCGGCTCAACCTCCAGCCGGATAGCTCCCCAGGATGATTTGACGTCGAGGACAACCATCGGGATGGTGAATTTCTCCAGCTGAACCTGCACTGTTTCCCCGATTGCGGGGGCCATTTGTTTAGCTGTATGGGTCATAGCCTCCCCCCTCTGGCCTTCATGATGGCATCATTCGCGGTGCCTATCCATTCCGCTTCGATGCTGTCGGGGTTGTATTTGTCGATCATGCGGGAAAGGGCTTTCATTGTGCCTTCCAGGGCTTCAAGGAGATCCGGTGCGGCTGCTACCAGTATGGCGTTGGCCCGCGCCTCTGCTTCGCAGACATCGTCGTCTGATGTGCAGATGCATATTTCCTGTTCGGAGGACGGTCCCACTACTGCTCGCCCATCGGCATTCCATGGTCCAGGCGTATGCTGTGCTTTCATGTCTAAAACCTCCTTTCTAACAACTCCCTGTAAAATGCGCGTTGCGGTCAAATCCCGCCTTCCTCTGTTCGTGTCGACCAACTGACTAAGCGGATACCGAGGATCGGAGGGATAAACCCTCTCAACAGTCAGATATCCGTATTCGAGGCTTAAAATCTGGTCTCCAGGCTGCAAATCTTTCGGGTACAGGATCATAGCGCCAACTCGACTACGTTATTTTTCGCATCATCGGCAGCCCGTGCGCATGCCTGCAATTGTGCGCGGTTGAGGGCATACCCTTGCATCTGGCACAAAAGTTCAGCAACATTGCCAGCATTCGGGAGTTGTCGTTTTGTAACCTCAACCCTGCCATTGCCCAGGGTAATCCGCACATAAGTATCAATTGATTCAATCGTTGTGCCCTCTAAGCGATATTTCATGGCTCCCCCCCCTCGTGGTAGTTCTGCCCTCTACTTCAAAGTGACACTTTCCTTATACACCCCCTACTCCATATTGCAATGCAATTATTGCGTACACTGTAATTATTGCGTACAGCATTAAAATGTGCTACAGATGCCGCATGGAAAAGACCAGCAAAACCGCGAAGCCAGGGGAAAAGAAGAAAGCCGCCAAGCCGAGAGCCGTCGTCGATTTAGCCGAACCAGCATCGAAGAAGGTTCCAGCCGTTAAGCCTGGTGCATCTATCCTCGATGAGATTGATGCTCTGGTGAGTGGCGAGGCTGCCAAGGGCAGGGAGACTTCCGGCGAAGCCGGGGGTGAGGGTGTCGAGGAGGAGACGATCAGGGGCGACGTTGCCTCTCTTTCAGCGAAGTGGCTCAAGCGCCCTGTTGGCCGTCCGTCCGAGTACCGGCCCGATTTCTGCGAGATAGTCACAGCCATGGGTGCAGCTGGTTTCAGCAAAGCACAGATAGCCTACGAGTTAAATGTTGTTAAGAATACGCTGAATAGCTGGTCCGAGGCTCATCCTGAGTTTCTGACCGCCATGGAGCACGCACGAGAAATGTCGCAGGGTTGGTGGGAGAATCAGGGCCAAGCGGGGATCTGGGGCGGCAAACAGTTTAGCGCTCAGGCCTACAACCTTCAGGTGCGCAACCGGTTCCCCGACGACTGGAAGGAACGTAGCGCACTGGCGATCACCGGGGCCGACGGCGGGGCGATCAAAACCGATTCTCTGACAAAGGTGATAGCTGCCAACGAGGATTTTGACGAATTCAGGCGCTTGGCAGCCGAGCGACAGGCCAAAAGTGACACTCAGAAGTAGGGGGCAGAAGTGGCTATCACGCTCCCCCTTGACGTAGTTGAATCACTCAGAAGCGCTAGTTTCATTGATGTTTTTGATCTTTGGCAATGGATAGAGACGAAATACGACGTTCAGGGCAAGGCTGCACTCGGCCGGGTGGACCGTTATTACCTCCTGGTGCGCCTGCTTCACCGCAAGGACGCCATCCATCATTGGCTGTACGCGAGGTGCCGCGAGGTCGAAGCGGATCCGGATGATCACCTAGACCTCTGGTTCCGTGAAGGCTACAAGTCGACCATCATCACGTTTGCCGGTGCGATCCAGGAGCTGCTGGTCAATCCAGAACTGACCATCGGCATTTTCTCACACGTCAGACCGATCGCCGCTGCGTTCCTGGACCAGATCAAGACAGAGTTCGAGCTGAACGAAGAGCTCAAGGCGACCTATTCTGAGATCCTGTGGGCGAACCCGAAGCGAGACGCACCGCGAGCCGGGGCGAAGTGGAATAGCGAGCGGATTGACGTCATCCGGACCAGCAACCCAAAAGAGGGAAGCGTTCAGGCCTGGGGCCTGGTAGACGGACAGCCGACGTCGAAGCATTACGGCCTGAGAATTTACGATGACGTCGTTACTCGGGAGTCGGTCACCACGCCGGAACAGGTGCAGAAGACGACTGCAGCCTGGGAGCTCTCTGATAACCTGGGCGCCCGGCAAGAGTCCGGAATGGGCGGTAGAAGGTGGCACGTAGGTACTCGCTACTCATTTGCGGACACCTACGGGGTCATTTTGGAGCGCAAAGTTCTCACGCCGCGCATATATCCGGCCACTGATGACGGTTCGCCCAACGGAAAGCCCGTTTTCCATACTCCGGAGGCCTGGGCCGAGAAGAGGTTAAGCCAGTCAGACGCGGTCCTAGCGTGCCAGATGCTGCAGAATCCGGCAGCTGGCCAGATGGCAATGTTCAAGAAGGAGCGCCTCAGGTTCATCGATATCCGACCGGGGACCCTGAACGTCTACATCCTAGTTGACCCGGCCAGCTCCAAGAAAAAGGGGAGCGACCGAACGGCGATCGCCGTCATTGGTGTCGACTACAACCGAAACAAGTACCTGATCGACGGCTACGCTCACAAGATGAACCTGCAGGAACGGTGGATTGCGTTCTCGCAGCTCAGGAAGCACTGGCAGGTACAGCCGGGCATCCAGTCGGTCACCGTGGGGTATGAGCGGTACGGCATGCAGTCCGACCTGGATTACTTCACGGAGAAGATGGAGCAAAGCCGGGATTCGTTCACCATCACCGAACTGAACTGGCCAAACGAGGGGCCCGGCGCCAAGATCGATAGGATCCAACGCCTGGTACCGGACTTTGGGCACGGCAAGTTCTTTCTGGCTGCTTCCATCGATATGCAGCTGGAAGATGGTACTTGGGTGGCGGCCGAAACAAAGAATCAGAAGCGCATGCGGGCTACTGGCGAAGCATACCGGATTCTCACGCCGACCAAGCGTCGCGACCACGAAGGTAACCTTTACAGCCTGAACACGATTTTCCTGAACGAGTACGTCGTGTACCCGTTTGCATCGCATGACGACCTGCTCGACGCCTGCAGCCGGATTTACGATATCGACTACACGCCGCCGATCATCATCAAAGAATCCGACCTGGAGCCGGAAGAGTACGAGGACTGAGGGAGTGCGGTACTAATGGCAAAGGTGACATCTCTTTTTAAGCGCGATTCCGTCCAGAACTGCCTTTGCGAAGCCGCCGATTTGGGGTTGACGGAGGTTATCTTGATTGGGAAAAAACAGGGCGATGCTGGCTTCTACTTACGGATATCTCCCTGCAAGAACGCCTACGAATTGATAGGCATGGCCGAGGCGCTGAAGCATGAATTGCTGACTGCGTTGCAAGAAGGATCAACGGAGTAATCCATGGCCGACGAACCATACAAGCTGAACCCGAAGCAGATAGTCCAGACGTCGCAGAAACTCTGGTCTGAGATCGTGGAGTCAGTCGATCCTGCGCCGGATGATTCGTGGGTTTACGAGTGGAGCAATGGGCGGAAGTTCAAGCGGGGGGAGACACCTTGAACACTTACGAATTGAGGGAAGCAGCAAAACCCTTAGGAGAGCGGTTAGGTGTCCATCCACGTTACAAAATACCAGCGGAACTGCGGGATATCGCAGTAATGTTCAGAATCGCGGAGAGACAGGGAGCGGACACTGATCAGCCCGAGGGCAGCCGATTCATTACCATATCCGATACCTTGGCCCTAGAACTGGCTGATGCTATCGATCGTTACGAGGTGTCTGGATGATGAGACGCGGCGGTTTACTGAGTAGGATGGCGTACAGCATCGGCATTGCCCTTGGTGGTTTCGGTAACCAAGTCAAAGCGTACGATGGTTCCGTACCGTTCGGCGGGTATCCGGTCATCCCTTTGGTGAGCGAGACGGCGGGGATCAGCCGCCACGTGCCGCACCAGGGGGCCAAGGAGAGGGCGCGCAGGGCGAGGGCATGCTGATCGAGGACGATTACGAGCGCCTGCCGGAGTGCATCAAGTTCACCATCACCCGCAAAGATTGGCTCTGGTTGAGCCATGAGCAGAAAGCCAACCTTGTAAAGGACGAAACCGAGCCTGAGGTATGGGGAGATTAAAAGGAGAATTCCATGAAGTTGAAGCAGAAGATCAAGTGGTTGATAGCGCCCGAAGAGCACGACTATCCCGCAGCAGAGGCGTATCTGTCGCTGGTCTATTCACCGGCGGTTGCAAACACCCTAGCCAAGAGCCTTAGGGCAGCCAAGGTGCAGTTATTCAAGGCGAAGGATATCTTCCGCGCATCCGAGCTCTCATTGCTTGGCGTATCGAACAGCCACGTGAAGGTCGTCCGTCGGAAGATCGTGAAGGGCATTGCACTGTCGCCTATCCTCCTTGTCCGATCGGCAGTGACCGGCACCGTTGTCATTGCCGACGGCTATCACCGCATGTGTGCCGTGTATTCCTTTTCAGAGGATTCCGTCATTCCTTGCAAGATCGTTTAGGAGCCTGAGACATGGGAATAGTCATCACCGAGAGAAGCCTGGGCGTGATCGTAGCCGACGCCAGCACCGTGAAAGATATACAGCTGGCCAAGACGTTGACCGGTTTGCTGGACAAGACGTATCCAGGGTACGTGTGGTTCGTGGATGTGAACTCGAACCAGGGGCTCATTAACGTCAAGAACCTCTTTCTAAGCGGCAAGATGGGCTTTCGCATTGACATGGCGAAGATCTATTCCATATCGCAGCTGGAGAAGGATCTGATCATGGCCGGTGGGGAGCTCCTGGAGCGGTTTGACTTGGCCCGCAAGTGGTTCAATGATGCAAAATATGCCGAGCTGCCTGTTGATTTTAAGGGCGATCTGAGATTTCACAGGGGGTAGGGCATGGCGGGACCGGAACAAGAACTACTCAGGGGTTGGACGGACAAAGCCCGGGATGCACACTCTACTTCAACCACGTACTTCGATAGCAATATACGAAGGACGGTAGAGGCGAACCTCCGCCAGTTCCAGGGGAAGCACCCGACGGGCAGCAAGTACATGGCGGACTCCTATAAGAACCGATCCAAGCTGTTCCGACCCAAGACGAGGGCGGTCCTTCGCAAGGATGAGGCCGTGTGTGCCGGTGCCTACTTCGCCTCAGAGGATGTGGTTTGCATCCGACCGCAGAACGATGACGATCTGTTCCAACAAACCGCCGCCGACGTGAACCAGGCCCTTCTGCAGTACCGTCTGACCAAGCCTGCCCCTCATGGGGTTCCCTGGTTCCTCACCCTCCTGGGCGCCTACCAGGAAAGCATGAGTGTCGGCGTGGTCGTTTCTAAGCAGGATTGGCAGTTCGACAAGCTTCAGAACCTTGACCGCCCCCGTATCACGCTCAAACCGGTCGAGAACATCCGGATTGACCCGGCCTCGGATTGGACAGACCCGATCAATTCTTCCCCCTACGTGATTGACATGGTGCCGATGTATATCGGTGATATCAAGGCGCGAATGCAGGCTGATTCCGACGGGCAACCACGCTGGTTCCAACTCGCTGACAGTGAGATCCAGTCGGCCATCAAGAACAGCTCAGACACGATCAGGTTGACCAGGGAGGGCAGAACGGACAGCAAAGACGCCTCTAATGCTCTCACCGATTACACGATTGGTTGGGTCCATGAGAACATCATGAAGGTGAATGGGCAGGATTATGTGTTCTACACCCTCGGGACCCAATTCATTCTGTCGGAGCCGCGCCCCTTGGCAGAGGTTTATTTTCACGGAGTTCGCCCGTTTGTGATGGGCTTTTGCATCATCGAGCCGCACAAAATCTACCCTTCTTCGAAAGTGGAACTGGTCAAGGACACTCAGCGCGAGCTCAACGAGATAGTCAACGAGCGGCGCGACAACGTGAAACGCATGCTTGACCCTCGCTGGAAGGCCATGCGCAACAAACAGGTGGACGTGAAGAGCCTGACGCGCAACGTCCCGTCGTCGGTTACCCTGATGAGCGAGCTCACCAACGCCGAGCTTATCAAGACTCCGGATGTAACGGGCGCTTGTTTCTCGGAGCAGGACCGTGTTAATGGAGACTTTGACGAGATAGCCGGGAGCTTCTCAAGCTCCAGCATTTCGAGCAACCGGAAACTTGGGGAGACGGTGGGGGGGCTGGATCTCCTCTCGGACGATGCCAATGCAGTAGGCGAGTATCAGCTTCGTGCGTTTACCGAGACATGGGTTGAGCCGGTACTTCGTCAGATGCTACTCCTGGAGCGCCATTACGAGACGAGCGAGCTGGTTCTATCTCTGGCAGGTGACGCCGCTCAGATATGGGAGAAAGGCCTTACCCTGGACCACATGGATGCCTTGCTCAACGAAGACGTACTGTTGACCGTCAACGTGGGGATCGGCAGCACGAACCCTACCAAACAGTTGGACCGGTTCATAACAGCTGCCAAGGCAGCGCAAGAGCTTTTGGGCCCAAACAATCCTGTTAAGCTGAGACCCGAAGAGGTTATCAAGGAAATATTCGGCAAGGCTGGCTATAAGGACGGCAAGCGGTTCTATGACCTTGGACCTCAGACGCCTGATCCAATGATAGCACTCCAGCAACAGGCTTTGACGGCGAGGATCGCACTGGACACTGCGACGGCTGCCCTCAAGAAGGCGAATGTGACGCAGCTGAATGTAACTTCTATCTACGCGGGCGTGCAGGCCGCACAGGTCATTGCTTCGGTACCGGGAATTGCACCTATAGCCGATCAGCTCTTACTATCAGGCGGCTTTGTCGATGCGGACGCCGCGCCTATCATCGCCACTCCGCCCGGCCAAGCAATTCAGCCGGCGCCCGGCATAGGGGAACAATCGGTGCTACCAGCACCAGGCACGCCAGCACCAGGGAGCCCGTCGCCAGGTCAACCAGCGTCCGGTTTGCCGCTGGTGGCACCTGAAGCCGAGCACAACACTGATCCGATGCACCCGGGCCTTCCTGAGAGTCCTGACGCGGGAGTTGACCATGGGATAGAGACGCAGCGCAACGATGGGGTGCGTAAATGACGCCGGCCGCCAACTGGAAAGAAGAATTGCGGAACACGATGGTAGCCCTGGGGCTCATTGCGAAAGGTGAAAATCTGACAGGGGCAACGTCGATCAATTGGAACAACGGAAAGATCAGCGATATGGTTAAACCAGTTCGTTTTAAATGATTTATTGACAACGCCCGCGTAACGGTTATAAATGGGCATTAATTGAATATAAGCGGTTAATTTCATCCCTTCGGGGTTACTGGAACCCGCACTGTCAGCCAAGTAAAACGGCGATAGTGCGGGTTTTTTCGTTTTAAGGGGGCCGGGTGGCAGAGCGCGAAGAATTGACCCGTGATATCGGTATCGGCCTTGACGTCGAGGCGTTCCTTACCACGGCAGCAGGCCGGCGCTTGCTGGAGCGGTTCGAGGAAGCAGCCGAGCTGGCAATCAACGGACTGATCGATGCCGACTCCGAGGACCCGAAGGAGATCAGGCGGCTCCAAAACACTATCAAGCGATCCAGGGGGTTCAAGGAAGGCCTACTTGAGATGATCCAGGTCGGTGAAAACGCAGAAACACAACTCAGCAGCCCGGGAGAAGAGGGCTAAAAAAGGAGCAACATGGACACCAGGGGCAAATCCGCTATCCAAACGGACGTGGAAGATGATCAGGTGAAGGAAAAAACCCTCTCAGCGAGGGATCAGTTGATGGAGCAAATTGGCGAGCGCCGGGAGACAGAACTGACCGGACAGTCCAATGATGAACTGGACGCCGAGGCGGAAGCAGCCGCGGCGGCCAAGGCCCAGAGGGAAGCCGAGAACAGCAACCTCATTGAGGTCACTGTGGACGGGAAAAAGTTGAACCTTCCCCTATCCGATATCGTGAAGGGCTACCAGAAGGACAACGTAGCATCCAAGCGGCTGGAAGAAGCAGCCAACCGCAAGAAGGAGCTGGACGATCGCGAGGTCAAGCTTCTCGCCGGCGAGGACCAGTTAAAGAAGCAGCTGGAAGCCGGTACGCTCACCGGGGAAGAGGAAGGCGATGACGACCTGGTCACCTCCCTCGATGCCTTTGTGCAGGACGGCAATTCGGAGCAGACCGCCGCAGTCATTCGGAAGGAGATCGAGAAGGCGCTAAAAAAGGCTACCCCATCGATGCCCAAGGAAGAGCTCGCCGCAGCTGTCGACGAAAAGCTTGCAGTAGAGGATGCCAAGAGGGCCAAGGCAGCCCAGGACGTCGAGCACCAGGCAGCGAACAAGGATTTCGTGGAGAAATTCCCTGACCTTATGAGCGATCCTGACTTGCTGGCTGCAGCAAACAGAAGGTTCTATGCCAAGGTGGGTGAAGGAAAGAGCATCACTGATGCCATGGCGGAAGCCGGAGCAGAAACGAAGGACTGGATGAATGGTAATCGGACCAACTCACCCAGGGAAGTCAAACAATTACGCAAGGGCACGATAGATAGTCTCCCTCAGGTGGGAGCGCGGTCAGTCGCTAAGCTGGACCTTGACAACGTGGTGCAGTCTCCTAGTGAGATCATCATCGAAATGAGGAAAAGCAGGGGCCTGGTCGTCTAAAGGAGTAGGACCATGTCGGGACAGTTGTGGGTCACCAACGCAGCGGACGGGTACTTAGCTTCCCCGAAGCTTTCCAAGGTTCTCCGGTATGCAGTGCAGCCGCAGACCAAATTCCGTCAGTTCGCTGACGTCAAGGATGCCGCCGTTCAGGGCAAGGGCAAGGGCGATACGTTCCATTGGGACGTGTTCAGTGACGTAACCACTCAGGGTACGACCCTGACGGAGACGAGCACCATGCCCGAAACCAACTACCTGGTCACCCAGGGAACGATGACCATCACAGAATACGGCAACAGCGTGCCGTACTCCGGTAAGCTGGATGACTTGTCGGAAATGCCGATCAAGGAGATCATCAACAAGGCGCTCAAGAACGATGCTACCAAAGCGTTCGACATCGCCGCTTTCGGCCAGTTCAACCAGACCGAGCTGCGCATCACCCCGCTTAACGGCACGGACACCATGTCTGTCGTTCTGACTACCAACGGGACCGCAACCGGTACCAATAACGTGGCCCTGGGTAAAAACCACGTCAAGTCCATCGTGGACATGATGAAAGAGCGGAACGTCCCGTTCTACCAGGGTGATGATTACATGGCTATTTCCAGCCCGACCAGCTACCGACAGTTCAAGAACGACCTGGAACTTGTGCGGCAGTATTCGGACCTGGGCTTCGTTATGATCGTCAACAGCGAGATCGGCCGTTACGAGAACTGCCGATTCACTGAGCAGACCAACATCCCCAAGGGCGGGGCGGCTGACTCGGTCATCTGGAACCCGAACACCAAGACAGCCGATCCCTGGAACAACGGTCTTTCGTCCTGGGTCTTCTTCTTCGGTGATGACGCCGTTGCAGAGGGTGTCGCGGTACCGGAGGAAATGCGCGGTAAGATCCCGACCGACTTCGGCCGTTCCAAGGGCATTGCCTGGTATGCGGAACTCGGGTTTGCTCTGGTCCACAAGGGCGATGTGCCCAACCAGCGCATCTTTAAGTGGGATTCCGCGGTTTAACCCGGCCAGAATAGGCAGGTAACAATCAAGGGGAGGGGCAACCTTCCCCCGTTTCCAGAAGATCAGGAGGATGCAATGGGTTACGATGCACCGAATTTCCAGGTACGACATGAGACGCTTGTTGGCAATGCGGGGGGCGCCGCTACCACGGAGTATGCCAAATTCCGGTCTTTCCAGAAGACCAAAATAAAAGCAGTCCACGCGATTGTTACGGTCGCCGGGACCTCGACGGCTCACGGTCTGGACGTCTACCACGGCACCACGTCCATTGGCACCATTGTGGTAGGCACTGCTGCTGTAGGCACAGGCGTCCATTCAGCTACCCTCAATGAGATCATGCAGTCCTATGACCAGGCAAGCGTCAAGTCTCTTGCTGATGTCGTCGGTAAGGCAGATATCATCGTAGAGCACCATCTGTGCGAGGACGGGACCAATACGCCGTAACTAGGTAGCGTATGAGAGGGGGCGGTTTCGGCCGTTCCCTCCACTTCGTTAAAAAGGAGCAGGGTATGCCAGGAAGCAAAATGCCGCACAGAGGGATCAGCGCGGGCCTTGCCGGCGCACACAGGGGCGGGCACAGCATGGCGGAACTGCAGCAGGGTTTCCGGAACCATGGCCCAATGAACGGCAACGGTATGATGCCGGGAAGTTCACCGCCTGAAGAGCAGAGTGAGTTCCCTGCTTCAGGACCTTCAGAACAGGGGGAAAACGAATAATGAGCCAGCTCGACAGGAACAAACCCTACGGGGAAGTTTTCGGAGCCCAGGACGGCCACAGGTTCGAACAGGGCGGTAAGAAGTTCGACAACATCGGTGATGAGGTTGTCAAGATGACGCCCGCACAGATAGCGGCTGAGGAAGCTGAGACTTCCTTGCTATCCACAGCTGGCAAGATTGCCAATGCCATCCAGCTGGGAACTGCCGAGGATGGGTCCCCTTATGCCGCCGAAGCAGGCGCAGCGGACTTCAAGGAGCTCCCCGCGGCCGATTACATCATGAAGCACATGGGGTACGGAAAATACAACGTGCTGACCGCAGACGGGGTGGCCGTCGAAACCGGTCTTGATAAGACCGGAGCCGGGTTGAAACTCGATGAGCTCAACGCCGGTTCCGATCTCGACCTTGACGCTCAACTCCAGTCGCAGGGTGGGCCTATAGCACCCAAAGGCGAACCAGGCGCAACAGCCGACGAGGGCACGGAAGCCGTCGACACGCAGGCATCAACTGAGACTGCCGGGGAATGACCTGGAGGATTGACGGCCCACAAGGCAAAGAGGCACAGAAGATCAAGTATCTCCTTCCCCGGTACACCCGGGGCAAGGGGCTTGATATCGGTTGTGGCACTGAGAAGGCGTTTCCGCACTTCATCGGCGTCGACAACGGCCACCATTTTGGAACGGACGCGGCTGATGTGGTTTGTGAAGCCGACGACCTTTCACAGTTCGAAGACGGCTCCATGGATTTCGTGTTTTCCTCACACGCCCTGGAGCACATGCCGGACATGCAGAAGGCCCTGAACGAGTGGGGGAGGGTCATTAAGCCGGGAGGCTGCCTCTGCCTGTACGTTCCTTCCGCCAATCTCTACCCGATATGCGGTGAGCCAGGTGCTAATCCGGACCACAAACACGACATCTACCCGGGCGAGATCCCGACCCTGATGGCCAAGACGCCTTATGCCTGGGACCAGGTGATCAAGGAAGAACGCGACGGCGGCAACGAGTACAGCCTGTTTGAGGTCTACCGGAAGATATCCGATGACGCGCTTGCCGAGTACGTCCATGAAGGGTTCCCTCGAGGTAAGACCGTATGCATCTGTCGCTTCGGTGGTTTCGGTGACATGCTGCAGACCGCGGCGATCCTCCCAAGGCTCAAGGAGCAGGGTTACCACGTCACGATCATGACCACGCCGAAAGGTCAGGGAATCCTCCAGCACGACCCGCATGTCGACGATTGGTACATCGTTGATACCGACCAGGTACCGAACGGGGAACTCAATGCATTCTGGAAGGCCCAGGCCAAGCGGTTCACTAAGTTCATCAACCTGTCCGAGTCGATCGAGGGGCATTTGCTGGCCATGCCCGGGCGCATCAACCATTCCTGGCCGCACGAGGTTCGGAAGAAACGCCTGAATGCGAACTACATGGACTGGACGGCCGAGCTGGCCGGTGTGCAGTTCAAGGCTTGCCAGTTGTTCTACCCCTCGCGTGCCGAGTTCGACCGAGCGGAGAAAGCTATGGGCGACGACCATTTTGATATCGTGTGGGCGCTCGCGGGATCCTCCTGCCACAAGGTTTACCCTCACCAGGATGCGGTGATAGCCCGGGTCATGCTGGATATGCCGGAAGCTAGGATATTTCTAGTGGGCGATTTCGCCTGCAAGCTCCTGGAGCAGGGGTGGGAACTGGAGAAGAGAATCATTATGCTCTCCGGCGAACAAGAGATTAGGGATACTCTGACCATGGCGGTGACCTCTCATTGCGTTGTCGGTCCTGAAACTGGAGTGCTGAACGCCGTAGCCTACGAAAAGAACGTGTCAAAGGTCGTCATGTTATCCCATTCCAGCCACAATAACCTGACTAAACACTGGGTTAGAACTACGGTCGCCGTGCCGGAAGAATGTGATTGTTTTCCGTGTCACCGTCTCCATTACGGAAAGGATGACTGCGAGTACGTTGAAGAGGTGGGCGCCGCATTATGCGCAATCAACACGGACCCGGCAAAGGTCTACGCGGGAATTCGGAGGGCTTATGACTCTTGGCGAGCTAATCAAAACCTGTAGGCGAGAGCTCGCAGATGATTCAGGCGGTGCAAAAAACGGTCTGGTCAAGGACTGGCAGCTGATTGATTACGCCAACGACGCAGAGAATGAGGCTTGCCGGCGCGCCAGCTTGATCTCTGATTCTTCCACAACGGCTATTTGTACTATCCCGGTGCTTACGGGCGTGAACATATACGACCTGGACCCGCGGATTATCTATGTGCAGAGGATCAAACTTCTGTCCAAATCTCAGCCTTTGGGAAAATACACCTTCAAGGAACTAGACGAGTTTCGGGTGGGGTGGGAAACCTCGACGGGCACAGTTGAGGCAATAGTAACAGGCATGGACACCGGTAAGCTCCAGATCTACCGGATACCTATCGCTGATGACACAATCAAGCTGACTGTTACCAGGATCCCGTTGGTTGAAATGCTTGCGCTCGCAGACACGCCTGAGATCAATCAGCGGTTTCACCGGTCCCTGATTTTCTGGATGAAGTTCAAAGCTTACGATAACCAGGACTCCGAGATTTACGATCCGAAACTGTCTGACAAGAACTATCACCTTTTTGAACAGGAATTCGGGGTGAAGCCTGGCGCAACAAGCGAGATTTTTGATGAAATCAACACGCCTTTCGACAGCGATGATGTCGGTTGGCAATAAGGGGATTGCTCATGAAGATGCAAAGGGTTGAATCATCGAACATCCATTCCACTGGCCATGAGGGAGACACGATGCACATCGCTTTCAAACTCAAGGATGGCAGCATCGGGGAGACCTACGCCTACACACCCGTTTCGGCTGGAAATCACGTTAAGCTCCGCGCGGCAAAGAGCGTCGGCGGGCACCTCAACAAGATGGGGATCAAGGGAGTGAAGCTTCCAGCAGAGCATAAGAGAGGGTAACTATGCCGGAGGTGACCTACAACTTCATTGGAATGAACAATGTCATTGATCCTTCGGACATTGCACCCGATCCTAGTTCCAGGGAGCTGACCTTCAAGGAGGCGGCGCTTCTTGTCAATGTGGATCCGGATAATGACGGCTGCATTTCCATGAGGCAGGGCTTTGTATCGTCGCTAAGGGCTACGGGTCTCCATTCTGGCTGGAGCAATCCCTATGATCCGAAAGAGGGATACTTTGTCAACGACACGCTCCTGAATCGGATCAACGCTGACGGTACCATTACCATAGTACGTTTCGACATGATCCCTGGCATACCGGTCAATTTTTGCCAGATCAACGACGTGGTGGCCTACTCAAACGGCCTCCAGTTCGGCATCATCGAGGATGGGCTTGATACGCCTTCCTTCACTCCGACTGCACCGTACAAAGCCCGCATGGTGGCTGGCAAGCACATGGAGTTCTTCAACGGCAGGCTCTATGCCCTGGTGGACAATTACCAGGGTAAGCCCTGCTCACTCGTCTGTTCAGACGCACTGGATGTGGCGGGCTGGCTGGAAAGTATGGATTTGAGAGAGAACATCGTGGAGAACTTCGACGGCGAAGGGTCTATGGTTGCCCGAGTCGACGGCGGCTTGTTCGTTTCCTCCAGCATCGAGACGTTCTTTCTGGAGGGAAATGACGCTGTAACGAGCCAACTGGAAACCTATAAGCACAATGGTTTCGTTCAGTCCACCGTAGCCCCATACCCCGCGATCCCTGGCACCGTCCTTCCGATCAAGTCTGACCTGTTGAATGTCAACGGGTTGCCTCCAGGAAACGCGCTACTATGGGCATCCACGCGCGGGGTCTGTGTCGGAGGCACCGGTGGGTTTTTCAAGAATCTGACCGAAAGCAAGGTTTCTTACCCTGTAGGAACCAAGGGCACCGCGGTTCTTCGTGAGTATGGCGGTCTAATCCATTACGTCTTCGCCATTCAAGGGGGCGGTGACGCCTACAATGTCTACGAGGCCGCACTGTGATTCCGCAGATCGCCCTGGTTGGGAGTGGGGCAGTTGATTACATAGGGCAGGCCCTTGCGCTGTATCGTGGCTTTGAGGCCTCAGGTCAAGATCACCAGACGGTAATCCTCGATAGCTGCACCATGTTCTTTGAAATTGGAGAAATTAAGATAACTGATGACCCACCCGCCGGCATCATTTTCCGCCCTCGGTCTGGTGCGGTGGTACCAGTAGAGTACGACCAGGTTGTCAGCGATGGCCTAGGCGGCATATCCGTCCAGGCGCAGTACCTGCCGGGGGTAGCCGGCGGGTGGGGCAACGGCGAAATCCCACTGGCTACCAAGTCGCTGTTCCCTCTGACCGACGATGACGGTGCCTCGTTCGTTACCAGCCTGGCTGATGACGGAGCGACAATAGACGGAGATTTTGCTGACGATGGCGATTTTGGCAACCTCTACTGGACAAACGGTAAGACGGGCGATGACCTTGTTATCCTCTCCTGGCGGGGTACGCCGACTCGCCATTTCCCGGTACCGAGCGACACCCAGATCCTCGGATTCTCGATGTTTGAGACGGCGCAGCCAGGTGCAGTTGAGGACACCCCTGAATATACCGCTTTTGGAACGGAGCTGTACCAGGCAGGGGAGGCAACGGATGCACCTTTATGGTCCTGGCCTTACAACGGAAGCGCGGTAGGGGGAAAATGTCTCATCCTCGGAGCCATGCAGGACGCGGCAGGGATAATCTACATCGTCACGCAGTCTGACCACTATAACGCCCCGCAGTCGGCCAAGCTTGGCAGTAGTCTCTGGCATGACCTGAGCAAGCCGGGGTTCTGGCTCACCCTCTGGAAAACCGGCACCCAGGTAAACGGCTGGGATCTCGTCATGGAAGCCAGCTATGGCCGCAATGGCCTGCCGTGGTTCGGCAACTCGGATGGCACCGTGTTCATGTGCAGCAACGGGGATAACCTAACCTTCGATGGTGTCCTAACCCCGAACAAGCCTTTAATGTTTGTCACAACTGAGTTCGGCGTTACCCTCGCGGCTAAATTCGCCAGTTACAGCGAGACACCGATAGATAACTCTGCAGCAGATATGGCGATTGTGGCTGAGTACGGGGCCAACGAGTTTCAGGAGTTTGCTGGTAATGCGTTGGCGTTCTCACTGGTGCGCCTTAACTTTACTGCGATAAGCATCATAAAGACGACTCCGAGCGTATCCACCACATTGACAGGGCCTTTCCCATTACTGAGCCCAGCGCCCAGTATCCCGCCTGCGGTTAACTGTGTAGACAATTTCTGGGTTATTACCGGGGGGGACGGCATTATAACTGTCGAGGTCGATGTAGCAGGGGTGTGGGTGCCTGCCGGTCCCGGCCCGTACCGGTGCCATGTAGAGCAAGTATGCCCTGGGATTACCATCAATTATCAGGCGTTTGACGAGTGCAAAAATCATTCAGCTGTCTCGTTTGGTACCTCAGTAGGCCCATCTTCTCCCCCGGCTCCGATCGTAGTGACCGGCCCCGATGCCTGGAGTGGGAACATAGGGGATTATTCAGCAACAGGTGGGGTGGCCCCTTACACCTGGACTCCTCCTACTGGCTGTGGCATGGGGGACGTGGTAGCCCAGTGCTGCCCTGACGGGGAAGGTGGTTTTGCCTATACTGGATCGCTGCCGGTCCGTATGCCCTCAGGGTACTGGAAACCGATTGCAGATCAAGGCTATGGAGTTGGGGTGTCTTACGCTAATCTGGCTGCTGGCTATGGTGGAGCTCAGACCACAGTGACAAGTGGGAACACCCAGACCATAACCAGTCAGGGTTTGTCCTTCAATGTAACATATACTCTCGGGTCTGACATAGTTCCCATCAGTAACTCGGGTTGTCCTGGTTGCCGTAGTGTCAACAATGTGTGGGTCTCGTACACGAAGGGAACCGGAGAGGATTACCTGCCTGGAGGTTCGAGCCTGTTCAGCGGTTCAGCCGCTAGTTGCTGTATTGGGGCTAGAGGGCCAGGTGAAAGCTACAATGCGTACTTCATGATTTATATAATACATGAAAACATCTGGACTTGCCCATGACCTTTACTCCGCCAGGCCAGTGCTCTTGGTTCCCATCATGCGCTCCGTACGACTGCAAAGCAGCGGGTACCTGTCTGACTGTGCCAGTGTCCGATGGCCCAAACGGTTATTCCCATGGTATCAATACAGGATATGACACGACCAAGGAAGACAGCGAGGTAGGATACAATGTCACAGTCGCGGGCGTCGTAATCCCGATTGCTAAAACGGTGCGTAGTTTTGGCGTGTCGTATTCGATGCAATATGGTGTACCAGTTGTCTTCGGCTACGTCCCCGACCTAACAGGACCGGCCACTCCTGTAGAGTGCCAGGAAACCCCGCCCAACACTCCCGCTCTCGCAGTGAGCGAAGATTGTGTTATTGAGGCATCGACGCTGCATTATTTGGATCAACGCTACGGTGTCTGCCTCTACCGATACACCAGAGACGAGATACATATGAAGGTGAGCAGTCAGGAGATGGCCTCAATCAAGGGGTCTTGGGGGCAGATGTCTTTTTACCAGGCCCAGGTAAAGACCAACTGTTACACGGCGCAGCGTACCGAGGAATGGCGGCTTATTATTGATGGTGTGCAGCAGACTCTAACCTCGGTCGTTTCCCAGCTAGAGCCTTTCGGTCCAAGAAACAGCGGTAAGGCCAGCCACACTGGTCTGTTCCCTGACTATGTTCCCGACCCCGAGACGCGCATGGTGCTGCTGTTCCCTACCCCGCCCTCAATGGGTATTCCTTGGAGCGATGTTCTTTGCCGGTTGGGTTGCTATGAGTTTGGGTATGACACAGATGAAGGAGCGGAGTCGTCGCAGAACGCCTTGGACGGTGGCAACAAGGATCATTATTACCCGGCCTGGTGCCGCAGTTTGCAGACTGACCCGCTCTGGAGGGCAGCGGCAGACAGGCGTTACCAGATAAGCTGGAACCACGTTCCCATGCAGTCAATAACGTCTGACTACACCCCGCCGCCAATAACAGTGGACCCCATACCGAGGGGTGCGTTTGCTCGGCACCCTGCCGTGGGCACGCTGTACCAGTTCTTGCTGGAGAAAAGCGATGGGTCAACGCAGCTGGCAACGTCCCCGAGCTTTGACGCCCTTATTAACGCAGCATTGCCAGAAGGTCAGGCAACGAGTGGCACGACCCTGTATTCTCCGATTTCGCTCATATAGGAGGGCCTGAACGATGATGGCGAACGATTGGCAGCGGCTTAGTATCTGGCTGGTTATGGCAAACCGATTTGATTACACCGAGTTCGAGACAGCCTGCAGGACATCGGGGATCGAACCACAGGAGCCCTTGGAGTTCGCGCAGAAGGCCGGGATGATTACCTGCGGGATGGTCGCGTTTCCGGAACTTCCGGCGCCTGAAGCATACCTTAAATTTCTACAGGCTGTACCAAGTACGCCTGCGCCTCCGCCATTCGTGCCACAGGTCGCACCCCAGGAGCAGTCTAAGGGTTTAGGTGACTCAGTAGCCAAGTTCACCCATGCGACAGGGCTAGATAAGCTGTCAGAGGCGTACACGGCCATTACTGGCAAAGATTGCGGCTGTGCAAGCCGACAGGAAGCATTAAACAAATTGCTGCCCTACTCGCAGGGTTAAAACCAACCAAAAAGGAGAATCGTCATGACGGTAAGACTTTCCACGGCATTTCGCAACAAGATGACAGGTGATGATGGGGGGAGGTTGGCACTTGCCAACTGCATCCTGGCTTTCTTTGTGGGTGCACAGCCGGCCAGTGCTGATAACCCTCCCCAGGGGCAGAGGATACTTGAATTCACCAAAGCGGGTGGCGTTTATACAGCTCCGGTTGGGCCCCAATGGCTGATCCCTCTGACCGGTGCGGCAGGGAGCATCAATACCATCAAATTCGGTGGCGCTTCCGGTTGGGATATCCTTGGCGCGCCGGTAAACTTTGCCACGGACTTGCCCATTACAGCTGCTAACGTGGCCGCGCAGATCAACGCCTTTATTGGCAATGTGGGGTTCACTGCATCTTCGAACGGCGCCAACGTGTCAGTCATCGGGCCAAGGGCTGTCGGTGCAGCGCTGAACAGCATGACGCTGTTGGCTTCAGTAACGACCATGACGGCTACCCTGGCTGGTGACTCTACCCCTTCCGGTTCTGGCGGTGTCGCGGGTGTCGCGGCGGTTAACGGCTGTAACTTTCAACTCCCGGTCGGCGGGGTGCTAACCAAGGAAACTACAGCCTGGCAAGGTGTGGCGGGGGCAAACCGGGCGGGAACTGCTATTTCCGGATTTTCCTCGGGCAATCTCGCGGCGGGGTGGCTCCGCATCTACTGCGACCCAAGCGATGATGACAGCCAGAGTACGAATTTTGCCCGGGTGGACATGAGTGTTGGCACCTCCGGCACCGACATGATTGCCAACCCGAGTGCGTCCGTCGCCTTTGGGAGTACCCAACCTATCAACACGTTTTCCATAGCGCTGCCCTCGGGAGAATAAGGTATGGCGTTTGATTGCTCTGCAATCCTGCTTCAAGTGACCGCAGCGGGGGCCATTTATGATGAGTGGTCCTCAGCTGCCGGTTTCTTGCCACTGGCGGTTTCCAGTGGGATGGCTACGGTCGTCTCGTTGGATGCTGCCGCGATTCTACCCGAAGTCGCCATATATGCGGACAACAGTGGATTTTCGACTGTTGGTGTATTTCCTTTGGTATACGCATCGGGGTCCACACCGGTGTCGATGACATGGGGTTCTGTGGCCGAACTCCTTGGAGTTGAGGCAGCGGGTTCCTCAGATGCTGGCGCGAGATGGGATTGCGCTCCTTCGCTGTTGCGTATGAAGGTTTCAGGAAAAACTCTGGCTCCCATGCTGTTTGCCGCAGGCATAGAGTTTCCGCCTATCCGTGCGGACGCTATGTTCTCGGTACAAGGCGGTTTTGATGGTCAAACCCTCATCGGCTTAGTCTTGGCAGAGGGTACCCTACTAACACCGGCTGTTGCGGATGTTTTCAATTCCTTCATCATGAACACCAAGACGGCGGGAGTAGCGCAGTATTTGAACTTCCCCTTCACTTCCATCTTCAAACACCCTTTAGGCTATTTCGGCATCAGCGCCGATGGCCTCTTTCAGCTCAACGGTAAGAATGATGATGGTGCAAACATTGACGTGGAGATCCTCACTGGAGTGGCTACCCTGGGGACCGACCGTCGCAAAGTCTTTCCGGAGGCATATCTAGAAATGCGCGGTGGAGAGGTTGAGTTTTCCACCATATTCAACGAGGACCTGGATAACGAGATCGTCTACGATCACGATTTTAGCGATAATGACCGTCTCAAGATGCACCGTATCACACTCGCCAAGGGCGTTGATGGTACGCATGTCCAGGTACGTCTCAGAAACGTGGACGGCGCAGACTTCGATCTGCAGTCCATCATAATTCCTTACCTGATCAAGAAACGCATAACAGGAGCTAGATAATGGCAACTGCAGACGTAGGAACCACAGTCGAGACAGTGAACACCTATATTACTTCCTATCGGGATGCCGTAACAGCGGAACTGGTAACTATGGGGGAGTATCGGCCTGGGACGTTCAACCCTACAGTGGAGTCAGCTCCGGATCTTAATACTGTCGGCAGCATTGCTGTCCAGGCGTTTGAAGCCATCGTGCCTGTCGACTTCACGGTAACCAACCCTAACGCAAAGCCATATCAGGCATTGGACGTTAACGCGCTGCCGGTACTGACGTCCGCGACCATGGATACCGGGGCAGCTGGCACTTTCATTTCTAATTTCGGCGCCCTCCAACCAAGCCTTTTTACCTGGCTCCAGGCCCAGATCGAGGCTACCGTAAGTAGCGGAGGGCAGAACATCAGCACCGAGGTTCAGGATGCCCTATTCAATACCGGATATGAACGGGATCTACAGACATACCGGGACGCCTTAGACTTAACCGGCGCAAAAACCGGAGCCAAGGGCAGCCGATACCCCAACTCCATGACCAAGGTGATGCAGGCTCAGGCGCAGGTTGGCTATACGAATCAGAAGTACGATATGTCCAGGGAAATCGTAAAAAACATGGCGAACCTGGCTCAGGAGAACATCAAGGCAGCAATCTCGGCCGGAGTCAGCATCGATGAGGCCCGAGTATCCGTTTTTACCCAAACATCTAATGCTCTTGCCGAAATCCAGCGCCTTTCCTTAGAACAGTACAAGACTGATCTGCAATCAAACCTTCAGGTGTTCGAGGGGCAGCTACGCCTACAGCTTTTAGACCTCGAGGTGCAGAAGGCAGACCGTGGTGAGATGCGGGAATATATTTCTGCAGAACGCGAGCAGATTGGGCTGGAGAACCGGGTAAACATTTCGGAGTTTGAGGCTAAAAACAAGCTCAAGACCTTACAGGCCGATGTGGACAAGCTGATAGCGGAGCTGCAGATATCTGGAAACGAGCAGAAGATCAGATCTTTTGCGGCCTATGTTCAGCAACTTGACGCCGTGCAGAGGATAGACCTTTCTAATATCCAGGAGAATAATAAGCTCCAAGTGGAGTTGATGAGAAGCATTGCTAGTTCCTACGGTGAGATCATGAAGTCTATGAGCGTTCAGGCTGTGGCTGTAGTCACAAAGAAAACCTAAAGTAATTCTTAACATTTGACCGTTTTCGTGTAATGTGTACGCAATAATTTGATACAAATAGGGGGCGGTGATGGGAGTACTTGATACGTTGCAAGGAATTACCGGGATCGGTGACGCCAGCGGGCAGAAGATCCCGATGCCTGCCAACCCCAATACTCAGGCCGCGTTCCAGGCAAGCCAACAGGGCGCCTATACGCCTGACCCTATTCAGAAGATCCCGATACCGGGCCGCGGGGCTCCAGCCTCGTCCCCAAACGCTGGGAGTCTTTTGCTTGATCCCAACGCCCGCAGCTCAGTAAAAAGTGGTATTGAAAGCATGATCAACTACAACGGGGTTGGACAGGACCCTGGCAATTACCAGCTTGGGGGAGATCCTGCCTCGAGTGTTACTCCTTCCGGATACCCTGCGCCGACCACAGCAAGCGGCTCCCCGGTGGCACCCTCTCCAGTAGATGCTCAGTACCAGGCAAACAAGGCAGCGTTTGCGACGGGCAACGCGGCGCCGGGGTACGTTCCCCCCGAGCTCAGCCAGACCCAAAGGACGGATGCCTTGCGTACTCCGCTTACCCCGGCTCCAACTACAGTGGCGCCTATCGCCACAGTGACGCCGGATGCCGCGACACCGGCTCCAGGCACTTCAACCGGAAGCGGTACGCTTTCAATGGGCGGAAAGAGCGTCGATTATTCTGCTATCGGTACCGCAAGCGATCCCTTCAACGGCGGCACGGCCAACGGGGTTGTTCCTGGGCAGGCTCTTAACTCCAAAGACGTGGTTGACAACCTGGTTTCTCAGCGTGAGGCAGCCGGGACCAACAGTACGGCCCCTATTGGGTCACCCACGGATGCCAAGGCGGCCTTCCAGCAAAGATACGGCTTCACCCCTGCCGATTATGACCAACATCCTGACTATTACGGAAACGCGCTTGTTCAGGGGAACGCGGCTAATGTCAGTGCTAGTGCCAGCATGTTGAACGCCGAGACGTCGCAGGCGAAAGCCCCCTCCGAAATCGGGCACTATGACGCCCTTACCAAGACAGAAGATGCTCTCCGTCAGGGAAGAGTAAATAACCAGATAAGCGAAACCGATTTCCGAACCAAGTCGCTCGAGATCTCCGCTCAGAAGAATCAAATCCTGCAAGACCGGGTCAATGCGCTTATAGCGAGGTCGCAAAAGGGCGATTCATGTGACTGGCACGGTATCAGCGTTTCTGCCCTGGAGGCAATCAAGGTCCTGGACAAGAAAGCAGAGCTCTCGCCCCTGACGCCTGAAGAGATACAGCAGCACGCTTTCTACACCAATGCCTACAAGATTGCGTTTTCCCGGCAGCAGAAGACGTCGTATTTCCCTGGCCAGCAGGTCGCTTCCATATCTTCTAGTTTCGGAGACGAATAAAGATGCCGAATAACCTTTCAAATGATGGCATGACCGATGCCCAAGCGCTCAGCAGCATCGAGAACTTCCAGGCGCCCGCCCCTGCTGCCGCCGCCCCCGCTCCGATAAGTGGGGGTAATATCATCGAAGGCGCCAAGCTTCTTGGCAGATCGGCCATTGCTATCCCCCAGGCAGTTTCCCAGGCGGCCGCGGGCGCCGTCGGTAGCCTCACCGATGCGGCAGGGTTCCAGGCCCAGGACAACCCGGTTTACCGGGGGCTCGACGCTTTCAATAAGGATGCTGAGTTTTCCCGACATGACCCGAGCTCTCCCCTGGCAGCTGATTCAGCCTGGCGCGCAGCTAACCCCATCAAGGCCACTATTGGTGATGCAGCTGAAAGCATAGCGCCTATCGCAGCGATTACGGCCGCAACCGGCGGGGCGGCAGCCGTGGCCTTGCCTGTTACCTACGGGCTCAAGAAACAGGAAGAGGGCACTCAGCTGGGGATGCAAAACAACCCGGGCATGACCGAACCGGAAGCCCGATTACGGGCGACACCCGGCGGTGTGGTTGAAGGCGGCATGTTCGCAGCCATGGGTGCGGCCGGCGGCCTAGGAAAAGCGGGACTTGCCAAGGCGGCCCCTGGGTTCTTTGGCGACACCGTGGCTGCCGACGTGCCAGGCATAGTCAACTATGGAGCAAAGAAAGCATTCCGGGACGCTCTGTCCACAACCCTCACTGATACCCCTTTCATGGTGGGCCAAGGGCTCGCCGTGGGTGCTACCGACAAGGCTACCGGGACCACTCCGGATGCGCACCCCATCGACGACGCCTTTTCCGGCCAAAACCTTCTGACCAGCGCAGGGACGGCGGCCATGTTCGGCCTTCTTCATGCTCACGGTGCGTCACGGCAGCTGGCTGGCGTGCGTGACGCCCTCTCTGATCCCGAAGCGCCGGTTGAAGCCCGAGAAAAAGCGGCGCAGTACGTCTACGACAATCTGAAAGCGGCCGATCCTGCCGCAGCCGACAATTGGGGCCTGAACGCCAAGATCGCTATCCATGGCCTGCCCGATGGTCCTTACTGGAACGCCGTTGAACCTCACCCGATCCCCTTGGACAACCGGTATCTGAACGACCCTTTTTACCTTTGGGGCAAGGAAGATCCGCAGCAACAGGCAATAGGTTACACCCCTGGGCCTGACTCCGGTGCTCAACCCGAGCCCGGCGCGCCCCCCGCAACTCCCCCGGGCGCTCCGGTTTACGATGCTGAGTGGAGCGACGCTACACCGCAACCGCTCTTGACGGACGGAAGCGGCGGGGCGCCCGAACCTGCCAATCCCCTTAGTCCCATAGCAGCCGCCGAACCGACTGCGCCGGCCGCCCCCGCTGGCCCACTAGGGAAAGCCCTGATGTCAGGTGGAATCGTTGCGCCAGAGGTGCATAATCTGGACTCGGCGCCGGCAGCCTCAGCCCTTGTCGCCTCCCCTACCACTGCCGTCCCCGGCCCGCTCTCGCGTGCGATCGCTCCGATTAGCAGCCTTGCAGACATGGTAAAGGCCTCCAGGGCAGGAAGAACATCAACGATGCCCGGTGATGCCGGGCCACAAGGAGAATTGAATGACCTGCCCCAAGTGCGGCAAGAAGCAGGCGCGACGCAAGAAGTGCCATCAATGCGGAACGGAGATGTTGCGCCAATATCGGCGGTTGATGAGGCGGCCCATGAATCAGCGTTCTCTCCTCTCAATGGCTTAGCAGCTCCAACTCAGGGCCAGATAGAGGCAGGGAACTACCAGAAGGGCCACATTAATGTCCAGGGTCTTAATATCTCTATCGAGAACCCCGCAGGGTCCACAAGATCCGGCACCGATCAGGACGGGAAGCCCTGGTCAGTCGATATGGCGCACCACTATGGCTACATCAAAGGGACCGTCGGGGTTGATAAGGATCACATCGATACCTTTGTTAAGGAGGGGACTGATCATCAGGCGGCCAACGATAAGGTTTTTGTCGTTGATCAGATAGACCATAAGACCGGTCAGATGGACGAGCATAAGGTGATGATTGGCTTTGATACCGTCGCGGCTGCCAGGGAAGGATACCTCGCCAATTACGATAAGACCGGTGAACAGCGTATCGGTGCGCTCACTGAAACAACAATGCCCGAGTTCAAGACCTGGCTGAAAGAAGGCGACACGAAGTCGGCTTTTGGTGAGGTAGTAGAGCGGAAAACCGAGGGGCATCCAGCGCCGGCCGAGGTTCCCGAAACGGCTGTTGCTGAAACGGAAGCGCCCGCAGTGGAGACGAAAGCAGGCGAAACGGGAACGGTATCGCCTAAAACGGATGCAGCTATCCGCGGTGTGCTGCAGACCCTTCAGAACCCGAAATCAGGTAGTGCGGCTAAGATTGCCAACCTCAGCACTAAATACGGCAAGGAAACCGTCAACGATCTAGTGCGATCGGGGCACATCTCCTTCCCGGGTAAGGGCGTGGCTGAGATCACCAAGAAGGGCCAGCAGTACCTGGTGGACCATCCCGAGGCGCTGAACCCAATCGCCCTGAAAAAGCTGGAAGCACTCAGTAAAAAGCGGAAGCGCAACGCCAAAGAAGAGGCGATGTACCAGACGTTGAACGATCGTCACGAAAAGACGAAGGACCAGGTTGCAGCAGTGGCCGAAAACGCAGTACCGGCTACCGACAGACGTCAAGACCCAACCCTCCGCAAAAAAATAGCTGATATGTCACCGGCTGAGGTCCAAAAAGAGCTTCTCACCAACCACGTTACTGGCCTACCCAATAAACGCGCTTACGATGAGGCTCCTCTCTCCGGTTACCACGCAGCTATTGATGCCGATTCTCTCAAGTGGATCAACGATAATATGGGGCACGAGAACGGAGACGAGCTCCTGAAAGCTGTCGGTCAGGCTATTGCCGATGAAACGGACAAAGGTTACCATCTGAGTGGAGATGAATTTGCTATAATTGGAAACGACGAGGCTCATGTTAATGGGATCATGGCAAAGGTGTCTGAGCGCCTTAAAGACGCCGAGCTCGTTTATACAGCACCTGATGGCACCGTATACCGTAAGAAGGGACTGGAGGTAACCCATGGTACAGGAACGACATTCGCAGAGGCAGACACAGCCCTCCGCGCCAGAAAAATCGAACGAGAAAAAGCAGGGGAGCGCGCAGCGCGCGGTGACCAACCTAAAGGCGTGGCTATCGAGACTCCCGAAGGGAGGAAAGCTGACGGTGAAGTTGCCGAAAAAGTAGAAACATCCCCCGAAAAAAGAACCGGCACCGAGACTAGGACGGACACTCTCGACGTTGCCAGGAAGGATGACACAGCTAGCCCCCCCACCGGTTCTTCTTCTGATTCCATTATCGCGTCTGTCGACACCGGTGTCAAGGCCAAGCCAACCCCCGAGGAAGAACTGTATGCCCTCGCCAAGGCCTCGTACACCCACGTTTCCCCGTCTCCCAGCCGGGCAGCGCAGGCCTACCGTGACGGCATGGTGTCGGCGACTGCCGATCTACAATCGGAACTCAGCAAGCTCGCCACTACCGATGAACAAAAAGCCATTGCCATCACACAGGTGGATCTATTTAAGCGCGGGTACCTCGAGAAGTCCCGCCCCATCTTAAACGCCATCAGCAACCAGGTCTCCAAGATGGTGGCTGGTGGGTCCAAGTTCAACGAGAACCACGGCAAGCGGAACGAGCGGGCACAGGGTGCCGAACAGAAGGCTAATGACGAGTTCCAAAAGTGGAATGCACAGGTAAGGGGGGGCGCCAAGGATGCGGTACTCGACGCCAGAACGCCCGAGCAGGTTGCGGCCGATGATCAGGCAGGCAAGGACACCATAGCCAAGAAGATAGAGCGCAGGCGTGCTGTAGAAGTGTCGGCTGTCAAAAAGTTCATGGCGCTCAAGCCCGGCGACACGATAGACGTTGGTGGCAATGCACCGGTGGAGATTGCTAAGAAAAACCGCAAATCCGTCGAAACCGTTGGTGGGGCAAAGTACAGTATCAATGACCTTTACCAGATCGACGGCAAGCGCATCGACGAGATCATGGCCGGCCTTGACGAAGAGAGATCCCGAGCGGTTGAAGCATTTAAGGGCGCTGAAAAGCTGGAAGGTGAGATATCCGGCTACGTAGGTGAAAAGGTAGCCAAAGAGATAGCTGACAAAATTGATGGCGAGTTGGCCGACCAAGACGGTCCGGCGCGCAGTGAGGTCGTTTCCTCTACTGACAGGGGAGCTGTATTTTACGCGGAGAAGCAGAAAGAGCTTGCTAAGGCGCTCTCCGATATCAAAGACCAGGCCGATCAACCCGACAGCCTGATAGCCCGCCAGATGGAGCAACGTAGGGCCGCAAGTAACCAGAAGGCAATGGACGCTATGGACGCGGCGGACCGCCAAGAAGCTGAGGACCTGGCTGAAACCCTTGAGAAAAAGGTCATTACGCCTGAACAGCAAAGTCTTATTGATGAGGCTGTTGATAGCGGCGACAAAGAGGCCATCCTGGAAGCTATGTCTGAGGTTGCAGCCACAGCCAAGGATAAATTTAAGTTTGTGCCGGGCGGTGAGGCCGTCCATGCCGATTCTCCTTCACTGAACGAGATCGCCACCATTGCAGACCACGCCAAGGTCTCCAAAGCCATCCGTAGTGGCGATATCACCCCAGACCAGTTCAAGAGCTCCTTCGCCTCCATGGTTTCGAACGAGGATGCAATCAAGGCCGAGCTCAACGGCATGTCCAAAGCGGAGGCGCTGAAGCTTGCCGGCAGCATGACGGCGGAACGATACAAGAACGAGAAGAAGGCCGATGCTATCCGGGCCGTCTACGACTCGATGCTTGCCGAGTTTGCCCTGAATCGCGGTATCACCTATCAGGGGTTTGGCAAGGACGCCTACACGAATGCCCTGCAGAAGATGGTCGACGGCACGACAGCGGGTGATATCTCCGGCTACGCCAAGGAGGTTGAGGAAGCCCGCAGCGCCACCATGAAGCGCAGGGAAGCCGGTATGAAGGCCCTTTCCAACCCCGAGACGCTGGAGGAATTCCAGACCTTCATCAAGTACAAGGGGGAGGGCAAGCTTACCAAGGACCAGCGTGCCGCCTATGACGAAGCGGTGGCGAGCAGCAACAAAGATCAGAAGGCGGCCGACCTCGAAAAGAAAGCCACCGTGGGCCAAGTGAAGCTGGGTGACGAAACCACATTCACGATGGTTGAAGGGAAACATGGAAAAACCGGGGAGCCGCTATCCATCGTCCAGCTGGGCGGCCCGAAGCTCGAGGGCGATGCTTTCAAGGAGTTGGCGCAGAAGGCGCGGCAGCTGGGCGGCAACTACGTCAACAACATGCAGGCCCGTATCTGGAAAACAACCGGGGGCTTCCAGTTCAAAGACCAGGAGAGTGCGGAAAGGTTCATGCAGCTCCGCGACGGCTCCGTGTCTGTTGCCGGCAAGGTCGAGGCGAAGCAGGAAGAAAAGAAGAGCGCCGCGGCGGATCGTCTCCTTGAGCTAGCTGATAGCATGGAGGAGAAGGGCAACGCTGTCTTGAACACCGACCGGCTGACGAACACCGCGAAGAGGGCGCGTGAGGCATCCGGTACCGAAGCGGCAGCAGCCGGCCAGGTTGCCATGGCGAAGACAATCAGGAACCTCGCCCAGGCGATTGCCAGCGGGGACGCAACGCACCTTGACGGAATAAGGGCGGCTACCCATGTCCAAACCTTATCCGACCTCCTTAACAGGGCAAAACAGGCGAAGCTGGATATTGACTATCCTTCCTACGGCGAGCGGGAGCAGCATAAGAACCGCGCCGCGACTACTGATGACGTTGCACTCGTCAAGTATCCTTACCCGACTCCCCACATAGATCACCTCCGAACCATTGCCAGCTCCCTGAAAGACATTAAGGGCAGGAAGATGGACGCGGCATGGCTCAACAAGCGGATCAACGAACAGGGTGCCGACAGCGTGGTTCCTTTCACGGACGCGCAGGACGTGGAGCGTTTGGCCGGTATCCTCGCCCGGGTCAAGGAATCCGTACCGGGCAATTCGTTACGCTCTGCAATGGAGAATACGGCTGAACGCATGGTGAATTACAACCGCTTGCAGAAGATGGGAATTACCGATCTACCTTCCCTCCGCGCAGCGCTCCGTGAGTTCATACAGTACAAAGAGAACCGCAGTGCTCCTGATAAAGCGAAGGAGCTTGAGCGGGCGCTCGTCGGCAACAAGGGCGTAGGGCTCGATTTCTTCCCAACTCCTCCCAAGGTAGCCGCAGACATGGTAAAACGCGCCGATATCAAGCCGGGAATGAAAGTGCTGGAGCCTGGAGGCGGTACCGGGAACATCGCCGACAAGATGAAGGATGCAGGCGCCGATGTAGACGTGGCCGAGATATCCCAGTCGCTTCGGGATGTGCTGGAAGCCAAGGAGCACAACCTGGTCGCTCGAGACTTCATGGATTACGAACCGGGCCCGATCTACGACAGAGTTTTGATGAATCCGCCGTTCAGCGCCGATATCGACCACGTTCAGCACGCCTTTGACCTTCTTAAACCTGGCGGCAAGTTGGTTGCCATCGTAGGTGAAGGGAGTTTTGGCGGCCAGAAGAAGCATACCGAGTTCCAGCAGTGGCTAGACGATAAGGGGGCGAGCGTCGAGAAATTGCCCTCTGGAACCTTTACCGACCGGACGCAGCTCAAGACGACCGGAGCCGGGGCACGGATGGTGGAAATGGAGAAAGGCGGCGACGTGGCCGAGCAGCACCCCATCGAGACGCTGACTGAAACCGGACTCCTGCGCGAGTACGGCGACCGCTGGCAGTACAAGCCGCACCCAGAGGCACGGTGGCTCACCTCTAACAGCAAAGATGGCGCTATCGAGCAGGCGAGCAATGCCTACGACTCGCTTCCTGAAAATGAGCGCCTTACCACCACACAGCGCGGTGAGCAGGCCGACGCCAAACGGGATGCTGAACTGGAGAAGCGGTACGGTAAAGAGAGTACTCCTGACCTTGAGAAGCGCCTTGCGGGGCTGGACGGAGAGATTGCCTCGCTCCAGAAGGCAGGATCCAGGGAGTTCAACGGCAACGGTGGCCGGCGCACGTCGGCGGCAGTATCGAACGAGGGAGCGCGGGCGGCAGGGCAGGAAAAGATGGATCTTGCGCGGTATCTGGGTACCAGGGCCGAGACGGAGACAGCCCGTACAGCCTACGAAGACGTCAGGATGCCCGACACCCCAGCCGAGATAGTCACGGAAGCTGTCAAGACCGCCAAGGGCGAAGGCACTGCGCTCAAGGAGCAGAAGAAGTACCTGCTGGCGAATATCGAAGATGCGGTTAAGGATGCGTCGAGCCATAGCAGAGGCACGGAACTGGAAGCGGCCAAAAAAGGCATTGAAGCGGACCGAAAGAAAACGGAGGATCACACTGCCTACAAATTGCGTGTGCAGACGGCAGAGGCAGCCTATGCCAATGTGACAGATGCCCTGGCAAAAGATTACGGTTACGTCACTATCCACGTTCCCGATGATGGCACGTTCAAGGTCCTGAACACCAAGGAGTCGTTGCAGCAGTTCAAGTCCAACGTCGAACGGTTGTTCCCCACCGATAGCAAGGGCGGCGCCAAAGGATACGGCAACGCGCCGAAGCCTACCAACGTGAAGGCTGAAGGCTTAGAAGGCGCCACTACCTTCCAGACGACGAGCGGAGTATGGCATACGACGCCTCAAATGCTCGTCAAGGGTGAACCGCAGATAAAGCCCAAGGTCACCAAGGACGGCAGCGATTATGGTTCATGTTTCCTGAAAGAGACCCCCGAAGGCAATCAGAATTCTGTCGATAGGGTCCGCCCTCCCATGAGGAGCACTACCCCTGTGGACAAGGTTGAATTCGTAGCAGGGGCAAAGGATGGCGCAACTGACAACGGAGATTTCACGTCGATCTCCGATAAGCCGATTAAGGTAAGTAAGTCGAACGGGGAAGAGGCTTTTGCGCGGCTTACGGCAATAGGTAAACCGGACGTCTACTTGGGTCAAAATCATTATCTCTATGCCAAGGAGCATTACCCTGATGCTGAGGTAAGGATATCTGATAGCCTCGGCCCTGTGGCTTTCGTTCAAGACGGCCAAGTCGTCGCGGCTGTCATGCCAATGAACCCGGAAAGGATGGGGTTGCAGCCTGACGGTATTCGATATTCCAAAGTCGTCAAGATTATACAAGGGGATTCTGGATTGGGCGACGCTTCCGTAACCCCTGCCAAATCTTTTCCAGATATCAGATCCATCCTAGACGACCAAAACGCCAAACAAGTGAGCGTAAAAGGGGGAAACAGTGACGTTCTTAGAAGACTTGCTGGGGTGTTCGGAAAGAGAATCATCTTTTATGCGCCCGAGGGAAGTGAGGGTGAAGTGGCAGCGGCCGACCATGGTCGACCTGAAGACGGGCAAGACTTATCACCGATGCAACACAACGGGTTCGTGGTTGGAGGACGCCCCAGTACCATCTTCCTGAACGCGGAAGCCAACAATCATCTTCTTTTCATCCTAGGGCATGAACTACAGCATCTATTGCACAATGAAGACCCAGACTTATGGCGAGAAATGGGCCGAGATATAAATCCCTTGGTCAGGGGATGGGTTGCTGCCCGGGAGGAGTATTCTAAAGTCTACAAAACAGATGATAGCCTCTATCTATCTCAGGAATTCCTAGGGGATGTAGTGGGTGAGCATTTTCTGGATGGCAAATTTTGGGGCGACCTTGCAGACCAGGACAAAAACCTTTTCCAGAAGGTAGCAAATAAGGCTATTTCGCTCATAAACAAGGCTCTCCGACTCGTAGTTGATTCCCCAGTGGCTACCACCTATATCAGTGACCTTACTCAATCAAGGGCGGTTATCAGCCGGGTGATGGGTGAATACGCGCAAAACGCAAGGATTGGAGCATACGCAGATGCTTACGACAAAGACTACACTGAAAAGAGGTTTGCCCTTTCGCCGACGTCTACCGGTAACGGAATGCTTGGCCTCCAACGGATTTACGAGAAGCTTGCTGGGACAAAGACCGCTCAGGAAGCCGCGAGCTATCTTGAGGTTGGTGCTCGTAAGGTATACGAAGGCGCCAAGAGCTACTCAGATTTCACCAAGGGAATGAAGGATTGGCTCAAGGACCTTTGGGAAAGATTCAAGGGAGGAATGCTGAAACTCTACCAATTTGCTAAGAGCAAACTTCAGGAGGAGCGCGGGTCATTTTCCTGGAAAGGGGTAGACGGCGGAGACGAGGCTAGCGCGGACAACACGGCATGGGACGCGATGCTTAAAAAGGCACGCGATACGCAGGCCAAGGTTGACGCATTCACTGATAAGTCGAGATTTGCCAAGGATGACGTGAAACCGGCGTTCAAGGCTGCAGCCGACGGGATGAAAACCTCCTATGATGGCCTTCATCGTGCTGTTCACCCAGCTGGCCGCAGCAAGGAAGCAGCGGAAGCTAGCCGAATTCTGACTGAAGGGATAGGCAAAACGGCGCACTCCAAGGATCAGCTTATCGCAAAATTAGACGAGGCCGCATCGAAAGAATCTAAAAACGTGACCTTTACCGCCAGAATGCTCGACTTGATGCAAACATCCTCCACCCTAGCAGACAAGGTGGTATCGAGTATGTCGGAAGCGGATCAGATCGACGCCATAATGAGAGCGCAGCACGGTCAGAGCCAAGCCACCCCCGAGGTACAGCGAATTATGGACGTGCTCCAGTCGATGCTTGCGGGAAAGGCAGCTGTAGTCCAGGCTCTCGATACTGGGGCGCTTGAGAATTTGATGGAAAATTACTTTCCTCAGATAACCGTACCCGGCGAAGACACCAGCGAAGACGCCATCAAAAAAATCAACACTGAGTTGTCTAAGCGACCGCTGGAGGGGAGCAAGGGCTTCACTAAGCATCGAGTATTTGATGATGTTGAGGCGGTCTATTCCGCAGGGTATAAGTTAGTCACAACAAATCCTATTGACCTTACCTTTTTGAAAATGGACGAAATGGACAAATACATCAACGCCCATACCGCGCTCCAGGCTATGGAGAAAAGTGATAGCGAGCTTGCCCACCTCATCCTCCCAGGGGATAAGGTGCCCAAAGGGTACACTGAAATCAACGGACCTTACGGTATTGTAACCAAGAAGACCGGCACTGCGTCTGACGAAGAGATAAAAGATGCCTACCAGAAAGTGGCAAAACTGGAGGGTGTGCGGAAAAGTCTCACACAAAAACTTGCCGACGCCCAAGAGGAGTTCGGCGACTTCAGCCCCGAGCATCAAGAGGCCAGTGACAATCTCGATACGGTGGCCGATATGCTGAAAAACGCCAAGTCTGAATATGCGCAAGCCACCGGAAAAGTGAATTGGCGTTACGTGGTGCGGGAGGATGTGGCCCAGGTTATCAATAATTATACCAGTCAAAGCCTCTACAATAACCGGTATGTCGGCAAGATTTATACCGGTTATATGAAAGCTGCCAACCTTCTTAACCGATTTCAGTTAGGAGTGTTCAGTGCCTTCCATGGCGGGTTCATGACCATGGAAAACATTATCAGTCATGCCTCGATAGGAATGAAGGCTCTTTCCAGGGGCGATTTTGAAACCGCAATGGAGTACCTTGGGACAGCCCCGTCTGCTGTTTTGGCACCTTGGCGCCTCGGTGACCAGATCATGCAGTCGTGGATGGGCGGGAAAGGTAGCGATGAGATGGCACGCATCATTAGCTGGCTTGAGCTGGCGGGCGCTCGCAAATTACTTGATACCCGGTTCCAAAGCAATAGCACTAAAGAGATGTTCCAAGCGTGGGCCAACGGCAACAAGGTCGGTGCAGTCCTGCGCGGGATACCTTCAATAGTGGAACAGTCGGCCCGTCCCATCACTGAGTGGTTCGTACCTCGCTGCAAGTTTGCCGCGTTCGGAGAAATGGCAAACGATTGGTTTTCGCGTAACCCCGACGCTACCCACGCAGATCTGGCCGAGGCCATGCAAAAGATATGGAACAGGGTGGACTCTAGGATGGGGCAGGTGAACTATGACCGCCTCTTCTCTCATAACGTCATGAAAAACTTGGTGCAGGCCCTGATTCGTGCTCCAGGATGGACAGGCGGAACGATTTTGGAGGTCGGTGGGGGTTTAAAGGACCTAGCCGGCTACCTCAAGAACGCCTCCCTTGGGAAACCGGGGGAGCTCTCCGACAGGGGGGCTTATGTCCTGTCTTTGGCCCTCACCCACGCAGTGGTAAATGGTATTCTCACGACCCTTTTCACTGGCCAGCCGCCGCAGGACTTGAAGGACCTTCTAGCCTTCAGAACTGGCAATTTGGACGAGCACGGGAATCCAGAGCGGTTCATGCTGCCAGACTACGCGAAGGACATGTATGCCTACATAGAAGCGCCAGGCTCAACGCTGGCCCACAAAACTCATCCGGCATTGTCGCTTATCGGGGACGCGATCCACAATAAGACCTACTATGGCCAAGAAATAAGGCATCCAGGAGACAGTCTTTTCGCTCAACTGGCACAGATGGCTGGTTTCGTAGCCGACGCTTTTGTCCCATTCTGGATGAAGGGCGCTCAAAAGGAGATCGAACGCGGAGGTAGCCCTTTAACGATAGGCCTTCCTCAGATCGGCGTCATGCCTGCACCGGCCGACATGAACAAAACCAAGGCTGAGAAGATGGCGCGTGATTTAATGGTTGATCGGATGCCTCAAGGATCCAAGACTCAGGAAGAGTCTGATCGCAGCCAGCTGGTAGGGAAATTGACCAATGAGATCCGCAAAAACTCTCCTGACGCCCGTGCGGATATCCAAAAGGCGGTCTATGACGGCAAGATCACCCGCATTCAGGCGCATAATGTTCTGATGAACTCGCACTTCACTCCACTGCAGGTTGCATTTAAGCACCTGGGGTACGAAGAGGCGCAAAAGGTCATGGAGGTGGCAACGCCCGACGAGAAGCAAAAGTTACAAGGGCTACTCATTGCGAAGCAGCGCGGTTTCAACAAAACGCACCCGAAGCAAAACGCAGAATAGCACTTGCATTAGAATGTGTTTTTACCTATAAACTGTATGCAATAATTGCGGTTAGTCAAATCCCTTCGGGGCTAAAGAGACCCGCGCCATTTTCTGAGATATTCAGAGGGCGCGGGTTTTTCTCGTTTAAATATCAATGTGATGACATCTACCGAGGCGAATAATGGAAAGCGGCGATATCGAAGGGGAAGGCATGGGACGGAGGGGTTACGATCCTGGCTGCTTAATAGATCAGAAAAAACTCAGCGACATGCAGACCGTCGTGGACAAGAACGCCGGCAGGTACGCGGCGTTAATGTGGTTTCTAGGAGTAGTCGGTCTTTTCGTCTGCGGCTGCATGTCCTTGATCCTGGCTAAGACCTCATCGATTCAGGAGTCGATCTCTGGCACCAACGTCATTATGGAGCGGCACTCCAACCTGATCGCCAGCATATCGATGCGGGTTGACAAGATCGAGGAGCGCAACCGGTACATCGACCAGAGTGTTATTGGCAGGTTTGAGAACAAGAGCGGCGCGCCAGCAAATTGAGGTAGCAGATGGCAACCAGAACAATAAGCAATAGCGGCGGCAATTACTCGGCAACCGGCACATGGGTTGAGGGGGTTGTGCCGACAGCCTCGGACGCTGTGGTAGCCACTGGCACCTCTGGGAACTTAACCATTGACACAATTGGTAACGTAGCCGCGTCAGTGGATTTTACCAATTACCCTGTTACTTCTACTGTCACTTTTGCAGCAACAAAGATTTTGACTGTATACGGAGGTTACAAACAAATTGCTGGCATGAATATTACTGGAACAGGGTCGCTGGTAATGGCTCTTGCGTCCACAATGACATCAGCAGGAGTAACTTTCCCTGGTTCTTTAATCTTCGCAGTGAATGCTACTTTTACATTGGCCGATAATTGGACTCTAACTGGTTTATTGACCTACAATACCAATACGGTTGTTAATGGCAATCAAATTACTTGCAACGGAGGGATAACCAATAATGGGACGCCTAGTGGAACAACTAATATTATTTTAGCTGGTGGAACATGGTCAGGAGGTAGTACAAATGAGCTTTATAATAATTTAACTATAGCAGGAAATGTAACAGTTTCGGGCGCTGTTTATTATAGGAATGGAGTACTAACATATTTATCGGGAACAGTGACGTGGTCAAGTGCTGTATTGAGAATAACTGCAAATTGCACGCTAAACACTAGTGGGATAACCTGGCCGAACGTAACCACAGCACTGGGTGCGACATGGACACTGCAAAGCGACTTAAATTGCACGATTTTAAATTTAGCCCACGCCATAATAACAGCTGGAAACTTTAATATTAATTGCGCCAGCTATTTTGCAATAGCTGCTGGTGCTTCCTTAACTGTAAAAGCAGGACAAACCTTAAATATTTCAACTACGATGTTTTCTGGCACGCCAAGTTCGGCAGGTACTTACGTAAACTGCCCTCTAAAGTCAGGCACAGCCTCAAGCCCAATGTATCTAAATTATCAAGGACCGCAAGCAAATTTAGCGCTTATAGGCTGCGCTATTACGGACGTAGACGCTTCCAGTTCTGCTATTCCGTTATTCCAGTATCAAGGAAGCACTCTACTAAGAACAGTTAATATCACGAACATAGTACTTCCCCCGGCAGGCGGCTTAATGGGAAGCAGCAGTTTGTTAGGGGGGCTAGATGGCTAAGTTATCAATACTCGGCGGCGCAACTAGCGTCACAGATTACATTTTCGTTCAGGACTCGGCAAGCACTGTCGGCGCTGGTAAAACGGGGCTCGTCTACAATACTTCGGGGTTATCAGCCTACTATGTCAGGCCAGGAGCAGCGTCGCAAGCCGTGTCGCTGGTGACCCAGACCGTAACCGGGGCGTATTCATCGGGTGGATTCGTGGAAGTGGATGCTGTAAACCTACCGGGCGTTTATCGTATCGACTACCCCAACGCCATGCTTGCAGCAGGTGTACGGTCGGCGGTAATGATGCTGAAAGGGACCGGGATTGCACCGGTAAAATTGGAAATAGAGCTGACCGGATGGGATAACCAGGTGTCGAAAATAGCCGCCACTCTTGCGGCTTCGGATGTGACAGGGAATCTCCCTACCAACGTCATCCAGGTCAACGGCACCGCTCAGACGGCCCGAGATCTGGGGGCGAGCGTACTGCTTGCAGGTGATTTTTCCGCGACGATGAAAACAAGTCTCAACGCGTCAACGGTAGCAACTGTGACCAACCTCACCAATGCACCGACGAACGGCGACCTTACAGCCACAATGAAGGCCAGTATAGCAACGTCCGTTAGTGGTGTGACTGCTGCTGTCACTGCCATTACGACCAATACGGCAAGGGGGCGTACTGTTATCCCAGACCAGATGGAGCTGCCTGCTTCCGGTTCTACATCTTATGAAATCAACCTCAACATTTACACGCTGCAGGGGGCAATGGATGCCCCCGACTCGGCACCTACCATTCACGCCAGGACTGTGGGCGGGGCTTCGATGGATGCGTCACTTAGGTCCACCGCCATGACGCTTATATCTGCAGGCGTCTACAATGTGACCTATTCTGTAGCATCAACAGATATTCAACAGCAGATCCTTTTCACCTTCGCCTGGGCTGTTGGAGGGGTGCCATTCACTCTCACGGGCACGACTGATGTTGTCAACGTGTATGCTGTGGCCTTTACATCTACCGACCGAACTGCACTGAACGCTATTCCAACTACCCCTCTTTTAACTAGTGATACTCGGTTAAATCATTTGAATGCAGATATTTCGGCTATTCCAATTGCTCCACTTCTGGCAAGCGACACCCGGC